AAACGTATCAATAAGCCTTGTCTTATCAATCTGTATCTGTTTAGATTTGGAAATCAATTCTAGTCCTCCAATATTCTATTTGATCTTTGATATCTATAATATTGGATTTACCAGATCTGACTATTTCGATATTTCTGAACAAATCTTTCCGTGCCTCCTGAAGCAGATTCTGATAAATCTGTCTTTGAGTATTCTCAGAACCACCATGCTCATTAATCTTGTTTTTAATCAGATTAGTAACACCTGCAATCCATTCATGGATAAATGGGTAATCTGTTACAAGGTTCTCATTAGGATTACCACCAAGCATGTCTGTAACCCAAAACTCATTACAAACATTTTTGATATCTTTAAGAACATCCCAGCTTGTAACATCCTTATCCGTATCCATATCATGGAATGATGAAAGATGCCCATAAATAGGAGTAAATCCAAGCCAATTACCCATGCAAATAGCACCAATAATAAGTCTGTAATAGTTATACTTATTAGTAGGCATAGCAATATCATTAAGAATGCCAGTATAGTAATTTATACTTTTACCACTCTTAAAGTTATCCTTAGTTTTATTAGTAAGAAAATGACAAGGGAATACAAGTGCTGAATAGCTAATGGTATCAATAGCTTCCTTGCCATGTTCTGCATAGAATTTAAGTTCTATTTCTTTTTTGTCTGTCATAATTACCTCCAGTATAGAAACACTAAAGCCAGATTAAACATCTGGCTTTAAGAAATCTTGCATTATCAAAATCTTGAGCAATCAACATAACATCATGATTAAGATATGAATTACGAATACATTCAAGTCTTCTCATGATTTGATACATTCCTAGATCCATATAAAATAAATTCCTCTTGTATTAATTAACTTAAAATCATAGGCATCTACTAATGGATTCTCTATATGGAGTAAATCCCAACTTGCATTAGAGAAATCACTAAGCATACTGATATAATTATCTATATCCATGTGAAATGATCATCCTTAGTGTTAGTTAGTTTGAAATCAAAATCAAAAGAATGTATTATTAGTCTTCTCATAGATAAAAGATAGACATCATAACTGAACGCATCAAGAACGTTAATGTAATGGTCTATATCCATAGATTCTCCCATTTAGGATCTAAATAATATTCACCAGTTTCACTATTTGCCATTACCCATATCTGGTTATCATGAAATAACCAGATATTATAGAATAAGTCTTGATACTGCCCAATACTCATATCCAATAAAGTCTCCTATCTATATCCATTGTAAATAATCCATTTCCAAAAAAGTTTTATTTATCCAATGTAGTTTAGATTTACCCACAGTCTCACAAAGAATCCACATGTGATCTTTATCAAAGTAAGCATTATTAAATAGAGTTAAATAATGTTTAAGCTTTCTAGTTTCTATATCCATGATAAAAATAAGTTTCCACTCCCTACATAAAGATGTAAATTTCCATTCTCTATATAAAAAAGTTTAGTATCATAATTTTGACCTATGATCCCCATTCTTTCCTGATAGTACATCTTAGTGAGTAAATGGTTTACTCTGTTTAATTCTCTAGATGTATGCATTTTGCTTCCAATACATTAAATTAAGACAACACCATTTTCTACCTATATCCTCATAAATAAGAGGAGCACTAAGTTTTTCAAACCTAGCTTCCTGATCAAAATCAAGAAGCAAGTTGTAATACTTACTCAAATCCATAAATTTAATTCCTTTATATTAGGTCTGAAAAAAGAACTCACCAACATCCTCTCTGTTATACCAAGTTCTATCTAGAATAATGAAATGACAGTCATGTCTGACATATATATCAAACTCATATAACTGCTTCCAATATTTATTAATACCAGATTCCATAAGGACTATACCTGTTAATTGACAATACTATTAAATTACCGTTAATGGTCTGCTGAATTAAAATATTATTAAAACTGTCAGACCATCTGCTTAAAACATCTTTGAAAGTGTAAGCTTTACTGAATAAATTATTTGCTATATCCATAAGAATGCTTCCTTACTGTAAGGGAAATCTATGATGTAAGTTTTCTTTGAATCATACTCAGTAATTTTTGTCCAATTAAATAACCTGGCTTCCCAGTTAAAATGTTCTACCAATGCAAATGCATGGGAATACTTACCTATATCCAATCAATATCCTCCATAATAATAAACATCCTGTTGGCATATCTATCATAAGTAAATTTGTCAACAGGACTACTTATATCACTGTATAACAAATCCAAATTAAATCTATCAATTAGTGAGTCTAATAGACGTTCCTTTGAATCTAGATAGTGAAACATATTTGTCATATATAACCCAAATAATATCCTTACGATTTTGTATTTCTGGTACATCATAGAAACATCCATCTGTAAGAATAATATTTACCCCTGTTTTAGGTATCTTATCTTTAAGACATTCCAGATCTGTACCTCCTGTAGTATGTATTTCTGTAATCTTCACAGGACTGTCATAATCAAAATGATAATGATCAGTTACTTCTGTAGACCAGAAATACACATCCATACTAGTAACATGAATAGCTGCCTTGATAGCTGTTAGCTGGGAATAAAATTTATTAAGGGTAATATCATCTATAGATCCAGAATTATCTATGAATACCTGACATGACAATGATTCAGAATACAAACCAGGTAAATATACATCAGTATATCTTCTACTAGGTCTCATCCATGAATAGTCATCTTTGGCTTTTTCTTCACATTTATTCCATAGTATCCTGTACCATGGTAATGGCTTGTGAAGAGTTTCCATCATTCTTTCGAATTCTTTGTAGCCTTCTCCCCAGTCATTACCTCCCATAGACTTAGCCATTTCAGTATTCTTCTTGGCTTCATCTTTATTCCAACTGTTAGACATTACATCAGAATCAAAATCTTCAAACAATTCATCAGGTAAGTCTTTCAGATGGTCATATACTTCCTCAGTAGAATAGTCTCCCCAAGTATTGAATCGGTTACCCTTATCCAACATTTTGTTGAGACTCTCAAAGGTAACACAGTCTTTAATCAGCTTACATCCATCTCTGTCTGCTTTCTGATTAATTACTGCATCACCTGCTACATTCCACTTCTTATGATTCCTGTCTCCCTGTCTTTCACCATGAAGAAGGAATACATGACATCCTTCATGATAGAGAATAAATACTCTCTCATCTGAAGTTAAACCAAGAAAGAAATCAGGATTAATATAAAGATGTTTACCATCTGTACCAGCAGTCTCTATATTCTTAGTAATAATTAACTCAAGGTTATAGATTACATAACAGATAACAGCAGACTTCTGATACAGATTTACTTTGGCTTTAGATATTGCATTATTGATATCAGTCATCACTCTTAGCCCATTTACCAAATGTAATGATAGCCTTCATCATGCTTGGTTCATGACTATACTGAGGAAAATCTCTTATTGCTCTCTTAAACCAGATAAACTGGAATTCCTTGTCATACTGGTTTACATAAGAAATAAGAGCATTGAACTGATCTTTAGTCTTAACCTTATCTTTCTCTGCATCACACATGTGATACATAGCAAAGTATCTTGTACCAAGATCTTCCGGTACTTTAGCAGTACCCTTAAAGATATCCTCAAACTTAGGAAGCTTATTGATTTTCTTAATAATACCTGAGAATTCAATACCAGTAGCACCAAGAATAGCTTCACACATCTTCTCATCTGGTTTGAACTTGGACATAATCTTATTCATCATTTCCCAAGTTCTTGGACATGCAAACGTCTGGTCATTCTGCTCAGGATTAAATGAATAAAGACCTTTAGTACCCTTATAGGATACATAAGCCAAGATATCAGGATTGAACTTCTGTTCTACTGCCCAGTCAAGCCATTCCTCAACACTTACCTGACACTCAATATTTACAAGTCTGGATCTGAGTGCAGTACTCAGAGAATTAACAACAGCATTATCAGTAGCAAGATTACCAGCAGCTACAATATATACTTTGTCATTAAGCTTCTCTTGTCCTACCATTCTGTCCAGTACAATCTTATAAGCTGCTACCTGTACAGATCTAGGTGCTGAGTTAAGCTCATCAAGAAACAGCAACCATCCCTGATATCCAGCAGGTACTTTATCCTTCTCAAGAGGAAATGTATCAAATGCCTTATACTTAGCTTTCTCCCCAGAAAGTACAGGAAGACCAAGCAGGTCAGTAGGCTCACACTGAGACAGTCTCAGGTCTATTACCTTAAGCTTGGCTCCATTAGCTACTTCTTTAATTACAGCTGACTTACCAATACCTGGTGAACCCTGAAGAAAAGGAACCAGATTAACACTAAGAATCTGCTTAACCATCTCAGCAGCTTTCTTCATTGAAACACTCATTTATATCTCCTTAAAATAGAAAGGGAGGCTCAGGTTTCTCTTACCTAAGTCTCCCTTGTTATTAGTTTAATGAGAAATTAGAAGCAATATTTCATGCACTTGATAGCTCTAATGATAGCTACGATTGCAAGGCATATTGCTGAAATCAGACTCATAATAGCCATAGATTCCTCCAATGGTTAATCAAGTTTGATCTCTCTCATCAAACTAAACCTTGCTATCAATACCGTTGTTCATCTCAACATCATAACGATACTGATGAAATCCTTTAAGATTGCCTGTATCTTTCTCACCTTCCATATAGTTAGTAGGTCTGCATACATGCTCAAATGGAGAACCATGAATCTTTCCTCCATTAACAAGCTTATAGAAAATCTCCTTACACTTCTCTGGATCTGTATTGAGTTTCCTATAACTTACCTGAGCACAGCATGCTACTGATATATCCTTAGCATTCTTATCCGTATTAGAAACATAAGGAGTATGCCATTCACCATACTTAAGCAGATCTGGCTTAGACTCATCATAAGCAGCTTTCATCTTCTCAGCCAGTATCCTGATCTCTGGCTGTGCTTCTGCTGATATCCTGAGATTAAAGAAATTCTTAAACTGTGAACCAGTAAGGATAGTCTTAATAGTCTCAAAAGGTTCAAGCAATCTGTTAACATCCTGCTTATGAGCACCAAGCTTAATTAACTCCCTTACATTCTCCATCATCTCTTTTCTGGCTTTACCCCAGATAAGATCCATCTTACACTTCAATACAGGGTCTACTACTATCTCTCCCTGCATACCAGCCTGATTGTAAGTCCAGATAGGATTTACTGGATTCTCATAAATAAGATTAAGAGTCTTCTCAATAGGAATAGCTCTTGAACTGGCTGAATTTCTTGAGAATACTCTATGAGTCAACAGCTGAGCATGAATGTATCTGGGATACTCAAGCTCAAATGTAGTAACTCTATCCTCATTAGGTGATATAGAGTCCTTAATAATTTTTACCTTAATATTGTCCATTAATAGTAACCTCTATCTTTGGTTCTGATATTCCACCAAATTCCCATGAACCACCTAATACATGTTTATAGTCATCATCCTCAATAATATGTTTCTCAACTAAAGCATCCTCAAGAAACTTATCCACCATAGAAACAATATTGGTAATATCATGCCTTCTTCTATCACCAAAGAATACTTTATAGTGAATAGTTATTTTATTGAAATGAACATCAGGAAGCTGCTCTATAACCAGATCCATAAATTTACGTTTCATTTGGTTCTTGGTTATATAGTATAGATTCCTGAATGTATTCAGATTCACGGAATATAAATGCTTCCCAACTTTAACTTCAGTGGGAAGCACCATAGTAAAAGACTTACTATCAGTCATTTCCAAAAGGACTTACATCATCATCATCATCAGATGTATCAGATTTCTCAGCACTGACAGGAACTACCTCATTCCTGCCATATACATCAAAGATCTTGCCTGCCTTTTCAGACATGAACTTCTCAGCATATGTACTGGGAGCATTATTCTCAATCTCTGAAAGAGTCTGATTATTCTCATTGTAAATCTTATCAATAGCATTAGTATTCTTAAGCTTACCTGAAGCCTGGGATTCATACTGCTTATGAATAATACCTACATTGAACCTTACACCATCAAGTCCTTCAATAACCAGTGCTGGCTTCTTCTCCTTATTCTTGGTTTCCCAATTCTGTATCTCTACCATCTTCTTAACCTGAGATACTTCCTTGAGACTCTTACCCATAGTAATCTTGGTAAGGGAATTAAGAGTTATATAACCAGGCTTAACCTTCTTGAATACTCCACCCTGCTTGGTCTTGAAATCCTTGACAATAGGACCAGTCTTAGAATTATCACCATCCCAGGTAACAGCAATAGTGAAGTTGTGATCTCCACCATTGATATCAAGAGTAAGATGAGCCTCTACAGCATTCTTAGCATTGTTAATCAGATAATGAGACTTAACAGTTGCCTTGTAAATGCCAGTACTAAGAACAGAATAACCAGCGTTATCCTTGTCCTTTACCAGTGAATCATCAACATTACCAAAAATATTCATTAATCAACTCCATAGTAATTATTCAGTCTGTCAATAACAATCTGACAATCCGAATCAATAAATGTCTCTTCTTTCTTCCACATACCAAGAGGACTTCTGATTCTGGTTCCAGTAGTATCCTTAGTAATACGAGTCTGGAATACATACTTGAAACCAAGATCTTCATCATCTTCAGTTATATGGAGATAGTCATTCTCATATGACTTCAGGGTAGCAACAGGCATCTTCTTGGCAATCAAAACATTACTGAACCAAGATTCAATACCATTATTATTAAGTGCTCCTTTAAGCTTGATGAAAGACTCAGTAATACCTTCATCATTCATCTGGTCTGTAATATGAGCAGTCATAATAACAGACTGAGGTGCACCTGCTACCTGCTGTTGCATAAGAGTCTTGAAGAATTGCTGATAGTCATTCCAAGCAGTCATAGTATTCTTACTATTATAGACATACTTGTTCTCATACATATCCATCAGATAAGTAAGTGAATCTATGATGATAGTATCACACTTATCAGTATTCTTGGTTGCTTGAGCAAAGACTCCATTCTCTCCAAGAAATGTCTTATTTGGATCAGTAACAGTTACATTCATGAAATTATTCTTGAATGGAATCTCCTTACCTGACTCACAGTTAAAATACAAGACATTACCCTTGAGATTCCTGAGAGAGCAAGTCTTGCCTGATGCAGACTTACCCTCAATAAGAACCAGTCTCTTGTTTATCTTCGTCATACTTAAAGATTTCCTCCGGATTAAGTTTAAGTTCCTTAAGAACTATATCTCTTGCTTCAATTAGTTTCTGAGCTAACAGTGTATTCTTAAGATTCCTGTTAGCCATAACATAACCAGTAGAGAAACATAAGATACCACTAAGTTTCAGCAATAAATCTTCGTTCATCGATACGTTCTTATTCTCCAATAGTAAGTATTCCTGTCTACATCATAAATCTTGGTTGCTACTATATCCTTATCATGACACCAGGCCTGAACAGTCCTGATAGACCTTCCTGTAGCATCAGCTACATCCTGAGTAGAAACATAAATACCAAGTTTTGAATGCTTAAAGCTGGGTTTAAGATAATAAACCTTACTTCCCTTAACTACACTGAGTTTAGTAAAATCTACTGGTTTCACAGTATATCCTCCACTTCCTTATCAAATCTAGTTCTGATATATCTAGGGAATCTGAGCTTTTGAGTATCCTTGTTAAACTCACGGTACTCAACCTGAATGATTTTACCAATTAATTCATCACGATGTTCCCAGAGTCTCTTACGCTCATCAGCTGTAATAGCCATAGAACCAATACGACCATACTTGGTAACAAAAGCACCAATCATTCCCTTAAGCTTACCAGTACCTTCAATAACATCTATTACCCTGAGATCTACTGATCTAATTGGTACATGCTTAAGCCAGATATCTCCCTTACGGACAACAATACCTTCATAACCCTTAAGCAAAGCTTTACGTAGTAATTCATCCATTAATTCCGGATGAATATTGGTATACATACCAACTACTAATCTTGGATCAATAGGGCTAAGCTTATAACAATTATTACCAGTACACTCACTTGCTCTGGACTCATTTCTTAACTGACTTACAGACTCATTCCAATCACCTGCAAAGTACTCACAATCAGATACTGGAAGTTTGTCTGCATTAGGCATTCTCTTACCATTACGGGTATAGACCTTACCATCTCTTCCTCTGAGTAACCTTACACCATCAATTTTGTAGGTAACTAACCAATCACCATTCAGGTTCTGACCATCATAGTAATCAACTTTAGTCCACCATCTGCCACATGTATTCTTTTGCATTCTATTGCTCTCTATTGAAAGAAAACAAAGGGAGTATATAACTATACTCCCAAACCTATTTAACTCATTGTAGCTCAATTCTAGGGCTTCAGCAGTGATTTAAGAACAGTAGACTCTAATTCCTGATCTGTAAGAGGATCAATCAGTTTGGAATTAAGTTCTACTATCTTAGACTCAAGATCATCTCCTGTAACACCATTATCAACCAGTACACGACCATAGCGATAGAGCATATTATTCCTATCACCTACATCAGTATTCCTGATAAACCAGTTCTCAAGCTTATTAAGGTCAGCTTTGAATCCCTTAACAGAACCTTCAGTAACATTGGAATCAGGAATATATCCAAGAGGATCAAACAGCTCTAGATCTTCAGAGTTGTTGATAAAGGTCATACCCTTATTGGTAGACCATTTCCTAGACCTTTGGAAGGTCTGCATGTCTACTTCAAAAGGTAACGCATTAGCAACATTCTTCATAAATTCCTTATAAATATCTTCTCTCAGATTGAGAGTATATTTGATAGGAATAATTACTCTGAATCTCTGGTTCTCATCTGTATATCGCTTGGTAGTATAAATTACATAATAATATTTCTTGAGGATATCCTTAACAAACTTAACCTTAGAACCATGGTCTACATCCAGAACAATCATATTGAATCCATTCTGGATATGAGAACCATCTCTATGGTTTCCAATATTAGGATCTGCATCAGGAAGCAGATGATGATTGACCCAGTTAAATCCACTGGCTTTACCTAAGTTGGGTAAATCAGTAAATGACATAAACTTATTCTGATAGTTATAAGCATCATGCTTGGACATACTAATAATAAGTTTAGATAAGTCAGTTTGCTGATATTTCTCAGCACAGGTATAAATCAGTTTATTCTTACTAGATCTGTATCTTCTTATTGAGATACCTCTGTCATATCCCCATTCTACCGCTCTAAGATAAACTTCATCTCTCTCATTCTGTTTTCTATAGAACGGAAGCTTCTCCATGATATCAGTATCAGTCTTTGGCTCATTTACCTCAGCAAGATACATAGCTAACTTAGCATAATTAGCTGGCTGGTTAACTATCTTCTTGAAGCAGATACCTGAGTCTTCAGAGAACTTAATAGCCTGATATAAATCATTGAGTACTACATGGTCTCTATGGTCTAAGAAAGCAAGAGCACCTGCAAGCTTAAGAGTCTTAAAGAACCTGTTAGTCATCTCAGACTGTTCTGTATCCTGTTCAGAAAGCATCTTGCTTGACCTGAACTCACAGATTTGCTTGTAATTAATAAGTTCTTTGGCTACATCATCAGGCATATCTATTACTTTATTAAACCAGGTAGCATCACAAAGACTTCTTACAAGGTCTTGGAATTCACCAAGCTTAAAATCAATAGCTTTAATCTTATTGAACTCATCTTCAACAGTACTAATCTGAAAATCATGAGTTCCATAACCAAAGAAACATCTTCTTGCAAATCCAGTCCTAAGATATTTCATGAACAAAGACTCAACAGGACCACTGTCAAGCAATGCTGTAGGAGTTCCAAATAACACCATGTTATAAGGGACTGGTACACCATATTCTTCTGTTCTCTGAAAATCTTTACTGTTCTTTGTAAGCTTTCCTCTGGTTAATCCTTTGTCATATACCTCAAGGAAATGGGTAAGTAACTCTTTAGAACCATCTGCTGTAAGATTAGAACCAATCTCATCACAGATATAATTAAGAGAACCTAATCCTTGGATTTGAAGTGCTGCTCTGCATTGCTTAAGAGCAGGAACAGTACCTTCACTGAACTCATACATACCTGAATTAACAGCTACATATTCCTTCATTCTCTGTGCAACAGTACCAACATCTTCTCCTGTTAACCCAGCTCTATCCTGAGCAAGATCCATGATGTTGTCTGCTATCTGAGACTTGGATTGAAGTATGAATTCATTCTTAAATGAGTTAAAAATAGAATCACATATATTCATACTCATTCCCTTACCACCACCACTAGGTAAGAGATTGATGATATATGCATTAATTGGAAGTACATCACCAGAAATGTTCTTGATATTAATTCGCATCATAGATGCTACCTTGGATATCAAATAGATAAACATATTCTGGAAATAAACTCTAGAACCATAATTATTAGTCTTAACCTGTAGATAATCTACCAGGTTATTACAGAAGCCAGGATATGCAGTATCCTTAAGCTTATCTGTAAGCTCTTGAAGCCTATGCTCCATAGTCTTACTCTCCTTAAGTTAAAAATGAAAAACCGGATTACTCCGGCTTAGAAACATTATGAATAATAAACTTCATATAATCCATATTTTTTAAGTTTTTTAACAAATGTTCCTCTATTAATACCTAAAAGTCTTGCTGATTCTGATTGATTACGATTAGTAATTTCCATAACAGTAGTAATTATTATAGGTTCTATAAGATCACGAACCTTTTCATAAGCAATACCATAATTTGCTTTATCTTGAATTATGGGTTCTATATAATCTTCTATAATCATAAATCCTCCCAATCATTTTTATGATCTTCAGTGACATAGCGATTTAGACTAAAACTTAAAATTGATTCTTTATAATTATCATCTTTATGTGTATCTTCTTCTCTAAGATATTTTCTATAGATATTCCAATAGTTGGGATGTTCTTTTTTATAATTTTCAAAAGCTTTAATAAGAGCATCTTCAAGATAATTATTCAGATATTGAGAAGCATTTTCAGTATAGTATTCCTCTTCTCTTTTATTATAATCTGCTTCAATCTTAAATAATTCATGTTTCATAAGTTTAATTCCTCATAAGAATAGGGATAGTCTCACCCATCGAAGAGCGATATTGCCAGATATACAGAAGGTGGATGAGACTAAGAGGTGTCCCACATGGACAAATATTACCTAGCTGGAGGATTCTAGGCTGGAGAAATTCCATATGGGACATATTGGGTAGGAGTTGATGGTTTCAAGCCACCATAATGGATTCTAAATCCATTGTTCTATCCTTGAACTAAACTCCTATGGCGAGGGCTGATGGATTCGGACCACCGGTGACGGAATCAGAATCCGTTGCCTTACCACTTGGCGAAGCCCCCGAATCCCTCATCATAGTCAGCAGGGAAAGTGAGACAAAATTTAATATGATGAGGGAAATAGGAAGATCTACTAGGTTCAAAGCGTTATGAAGAAAAACCTAGTAGATCTGATGTCCAACAGGACATTTATAAATATATATTAATTATTATTATTGTCAATATATTTATTAAAAAATATTAGGAGTAGAAAATAGCGTAGCTATTTTCTACTCCTTTATATTATTCCTAAATTCTTCAGCTTTATCTTTAGCTACATCATCAATAAAGAACCATCTAGTATCTTCAGGTATAGTAACAATGTAATTAGTATCATTCTTAATAGATATAAATACTTTACCTGATTTAATATAATCATCATCAAAGCTAAGAAGATATTCACCTTCTTTAACTATTTCAGCACCCATGATATTAAATGTAAATCTACCAATTACTCTATTTGTTAATTCAACAATGTTGTTATTGTGTCTGATACTCTTATCAAATATAAAAGTATCTACATTACTTGTAGTAATAGTAGCTTTAACTAAATCTGCTTTAATAGCCTTCTTCTTAATTACACTAATTTTCCTATAAAGTTCTCCCATAGTCTTAGTAAGACCATGAAGATCTGATTCTTTATTATGAATCTCAGGGTTAGAAAGATTATCAAAATTATCATCTAACTCTTTCTCAATTCTTTTAATCATTCCCTTAACATATTTATAAGAATAAATAAGTTCATCAAGATTAATCATATTAGAAACCTCATTAGAAAGCCTTACCACAGAACATTTTCTTACGGTTACGTAATTCCTCTGTATTACCTGCAATATAACAATCATGTTTCTTGAGAAACCTCTTAAATTCATCAAGAGATTCAAAATACAGAGGGTCTCCATCCTCATCAATAAGTTGATACTTATCATCACCCAGATAGTAACAATCAAATGTTACATTAATATACTCAGGGTGTTCCTTGGTTACGACTGGTACAACAATAAATGGATAGTGCTTATTACAGTACCATCCATTCTGTCCATCAAAAGCAATAAAAGGGAAATCTTTCTTGGTTCTCTTGGTTACTCTATACTGTTCAAATCCCCTAATCCACTTATTCAGTGATTTACAGGTGTTAAAAGAATCACAATACTCAAGGTCATATCCAGATTCATACTCAACTTCCCACCTACCGAAAGGTGAGTAGCTAATATGAAACTGAAAAACTAATCCCTCGGAAAGAGCAGTAAGAGTAAGTCCAGTATGTACATTCATTTGAGATTCTCCTTACCTTCTATTCTCATGAAGATTCTTAATCCATGCAGTATCATCCCAATACTTCTTACACTCATGGATTAATGCTTTATAACCTTTAGTCTTAGGAATAGTGTAATACCTAGTATCATTAACTATAAATTCCCAGCACTTACTAAGGTTATTAACCCATACCCAAGACCCTGTATTATTAGACCTGTCATAGTTAAAAGTAATGCAAATAGAATGTACCATAGTATTTCTCCTGTTGTTCACTCACTTTAGGAACATAAGTTCTCAGTTGAAAGCGAAAAAAATAAAAAAATAAAAAAAAACAAAAAAGCCAAGCATAAAGCTTGGCTTAACTAATCATTGTAGGAACATCAGCAATTAAGCTTTTGCAAGCCCCTTGCATCCTACAATCTTACCCTGTTCATCCCTGATGGTTCCTGAAACAATGTAGTACTTATCCATATTGTATCCAGTAGCCTTAAGGCTCTGGAATGCCAGCATGGAAACTACATAGATACCATTCGGGTCAATCTCTTCAGGTACCCCTTCAGGAGCACCAAAGGTAGACTTAAACACAGGAATAGTGAATCCAGCAGATGAGTTACCAAGGTTGAGGTCTGTTACAACCTCATCAACCTGCTCATCTTTCTGAGCTGCACGAATCACTCCTTCAGAAGGGAAAGATACCTTTACTCCATCAATTACAAAGTCAATTGCATGAGGAGTCATATTATGAATGTTCATTTTACCTCCATAAGTTATAAACACTCATTCGTCAAATTAGGAACATAGGAGATGAGTGCTAACTCATCTCCTACTTCCAGGGTAGGAACATACGATATAGATCTCAACTATAGATTTCTAGATCTACGTTCACTACCCGTTTATTTCTGTATCTAAGTATCTCGTTATTCAGTATCTTAAATCCATCACTTAGTTACCGTCTTGTTTCTGATGTATTCATCAACAAGTGTATTCGGACACTCAAGCTTCTTATAAGCATCTAAGAATCTAGTATAGATATCTTCAGGTATCATTCTGGTTCTAATCAACCAGTCATAACCTTCAAAGAAGTCTGAGAATGCCTTCTCATATTCAAAGTATGTCTGACTATTCACTTTACCAGTAATTCCCTGATTCTCTATCTTTACTGACTCAGACTGCTGAATCTTCTGATAGATATCTTCATCAAATTCTTTTGGCTTGATATTGATACCAAATGTCTTGTTAATCTCATCCATCAGAGTATCTGCATTCTTATATATCCAAGCTAACTTGTTAGATACAAAGCTATTAATCTTATCAAGACTGATATCTTTTAATATGTAGCAGTCATGGATTGACCCTTTGAAGTTATCATGAAACTCACGATATACTTCACGTAACAGCCAAGCATCCCATGCATGAATGATGCATGCTACTACACCCTTCATGTGCCAGTTTCTCTTGGTTCTGTCTAATCCATCAACTGCAATAGAGTAGATATTCCTTTCATCTTTCTCTAATTCAGGAATCTTATATTCATTAGCATAGAGACCATTACGACACCAATTCTCATTGAGATTAATAGTAATCTTATGATACTTCTTAAAGTCAACTATGAAACCGTCCGGAAGCTTGTAATAGATTTCTTTATCATCTTTGTTGAACTCAGAGATTATCTGGTTCTGAAGTTCATCAACTGCTTTCCAGTCACCTGGTACCTGAACACCATTCAGATTATAAGGTCTTTCTCTCTTATCATCTAAGATATACTGACCGAATTCATCACGGCCAAAGCCATAGATGTACTCCATCAGACCATACTTGAGAATCTCACCATCCTTAAATGTTATTTTCTTATTGTGGTAAACATCACCTTTAGCTGGGTCAATCAAATCAAGAATTAAACCTGAATCTCTAAGCAAACATCCAAGTATACGAATACCACTAGCACGCATATCATATTCAGTGCAATCGAATCTATCTCCCATAGCTCTAAGTGCCTTAAAGTTTTGGAAATCATAGATGTTATCAATAGGATATAATCTACCTCTCCAATCTATACCATATCCAGATAATCTGTAAGATTCTACATCACAAGGGTTATTCACCCAATGCTTGTAGTCCCCAAGAAGTCTATGCTTCTTGTAGGTAATAGTCTGATTCTTAAGTTCTGAATCCTTGGTTTCATCAGCAAACTGAATCTGATGATAGTCAAATCCGCAATCCTCAAGTGCCTGAAATATCATGCACTGGAAGAACTTCAACTCATTGGTATCAATGGAATTACCATTGATAATGGTCCAACTGTCGTTGTACTTCTCAAAATACTCATCAGTAACATGCTTGAACAGACCTGAGTAAGACACCTTGAGATTCTTAATCTCCTTCACAATCTCAAGAACCCTTGGATAAGCAGTCTTAGCTGCTTTGTTATAGACGTATTCTCTTCCCATAATTCCTCCATTCTTATAGGAATACAATGTTCGGAATTGAACATTGCTTGTTCATATCATTCGACAAATTAGAAACATATGAGCTAAAAGGGAGAACTTTGTTCATAATTGAAGCTATAAAAATAAACAAAAAAATAAAAGCTAGATACAAGATTCAGATCAAATCTGAAGTCTTGTACCTAGCTGCTAAAACTAAAACTTAAAACTACCTCGACTGAGGGTACTGCTTCCAACTCTGCCCCTGGTCATCAGACCAGTTAACCTGAAGAGTAAATCCTGTACCCTTGAGTTTCTCATTCAACCCATCAAGAATATCTTTATGGGACAGAAGCATAACTACATCACTCTCAGAGATAGGAGCAAGATGCTCCCCACAGAAGTCTTTAGAAGACTTCATGAGATTAATGAAATGGACTCTCTTTTCCTTATTAGTATCAAAGGCCATAATTATTTCTCCATAGCGGTAGCTCACTTGACAACCCTACGTTGTCTCGTTGTTGCCACCATTCGTCAAATTACCGTTTCAGGAGTATCCTGTTCACGATTGAATCTGACAAAAAATGAAAATAAATAAAAAATAAATGCACCATCCTTTCGGATGATGCACTAGCTCCAGTTACATAAGTAACCAGAGCACCAGTATAGCCACTATAACAATAGTGGCTATTACCCAATAAGGATAAGTTTTCTTATCCTCACTGGTCCTCACCGTTTCCGTTACTGGAACCGGCTCTCTTTTTGGCCTTGACCTTCTTGGCCATCTTTTTGGCCTGGGCCTTCATGGCCTGCTTGACACCAGCTGCTGAACCAGCCGCAACTGTCGTTGCGAACTTGGTCTCCATCTCGTCAACCTTGCCAGACGCAACCCAGCCAACTACAGCTCCGCCAAGAGCTGCAACCCAATCAATTGACATAGCCATATTTTCCTCCTGTTTGGTTGTCTTTGATTCCATACGTCAGATTAAATCATGGGGGGGGGATGTTAATTAATTTATCAATTAATTACCTTACATTGCATCTATACTAAATTATGAAAATTCTATTAAGCCCGTTAGATCTGAATTTGACAAATTATAAATAATGGATATTATGTGATGTGATATAGATCACATTTATAGGAGTATAAAAAATGAAACCAATTACTGATAAGTATGGCTTTAATTATGGTATTGATAGTAAGAATTATTGGTTATTATTCAGTTTATTTGTTGTTTAACTTATCCTGTATATACTGGTAAATCATTGAACGGATAGAATCAGCACCAAATGAGCCAATACCAGCACCTAATGCTAATCCAAAAGAAGGGCTTATATTAGGGAATATAGCAATCAGAGTATAGAATACCATTGGAACCAGTAAAGAAGCTAATAATCCCAGTACTACTGCATCTGCAAAGCCCTTTACCTTAATATATTTCAGTACTGTAACTATAAAAGCTACAAAAGATCCTACTAAAATACCATGATTCTCAGCCCATGATACAAGAGAGTCATACCAATTCATAACATCACCTGATATACTTAGAAATTAATGATAGTTTAGAGGAAAATCATGGATATATCCAATAAATTAAGTGAGATTGAACAGCTAGTACCCAGGTGCTACAACAAGAAAGAGATAGCACAGGAGGTACAGGAACTGATCAATGATCCAAATCATGAAGCTGAATGGGAACAGGTACTTGGATTAGCCAATATTATCAAGCAAGGAAGGTTCAGTGTACCTCAATATATTAAGGCTATCAGGTTTGTATCATATAGAATGGCTGGTAGAACCCAGAAAGATGCTTTCAGAATAGTATTTCCTGACAGATATAATGCATTAATAGCTAAGGGATACCCAGAAAAGGATATAAATTCAGTAATATCTAGCTATGCCCGAAGCAAATTAGTAATAATGATACAGGAACAGGCAGCTATTCCTACTTGGATCTTAAATCAGGATGTATATCAGGAAGCAATAAATACCCAAAGGGAGATAATGTTGAATCCCAGAGCTGGATCTATGGCTAGAGTAACAGCTGCCAAATGCTTAATTGAGAACCTTAAACAGCCTGAGAAGCAGGAATTACAGCTTAACATTGGTGTTACTAATGATACTATAGCTGAATTAAGGAATACTACCAGACAATTAGCTGAATTACAGGCTAAATTGATTTCTTCTGGTTCAAAGACTGCTCAGGATGTGTTAGATACTGATATTGTAGAGGCTGAATATGAGCCAAAAGAAGAAAACAGTTGATGAATATCTGAATGAAGTCAATTATCACCCAGATCCTAACTATAAACCTACTACATTTGCTCTGGATTTCGTTAATTTCATCAAATTAGTCAATGGAACAGATGGTGAAGAGAATAAAACACCTGTATTTCACCTGAAAATGCTTGATTCTTTGACCAAGGAAGGTGATATTTGTAATTTATGCTTCCGTGGATCAGCCAAAACTTCATTATTCGGTGAATATGGAATCTTATATACTGCTGTATATGGTGTTTATCCTGGTTTTAAGGGTGGTAAGCCAGCAGATGTAAGCTTTATCATGTATGTATCTGACTCAATAGAGAATGGTGTTAAGAATTTAAGAAAAAATGTTGAGTTCAGGTATGAAAAGTCTGATTTTCTTAAGAAATATCTTCCTAATGTTAAGTTTACTGATACCAGAATGGAGTTTATTAATGCTTCCGGTCATAGGCTTACTGTCATTGGATATGGTGCTCTTACTGGTATTCGTGGTGCTAAGGTTGGTGGATCCAGACCTCAGGTAGCAATACTTGATGACTTGATATCAGATGAGGATGCCAAGTCTGCTACTGTTATCAGTGATATTAAGAATACTGTTTATAAGGCAGTATCACAGGCTTTACATCCAACAAGAAGAAAAATTGTATGGTGTGGTACTCCATTTAATAAGAAAGATCCTCTTTACGAAGCTGTTGAGTCTGGTGCATGGAATGTTAATGTATTTCCAGTATGTGAGAAGTTCCCATGCAGGAGAGAAGACTTCTATGGTGCTTGGGAAGACAGATTCACATATGACCACTTACTGAACCAGTATGAGAAGAGTAAAGCTACTGGTATGGTGTCTGCATTCAATCAGGAATTAATGCTTAAGATATTGAGTGATGATGAGAGACTGGTATCTGAAAGTGAGCTTCAGTTCTATGATCGAAGGGATTTACTAAAGAATAAGAATGCGTATAATTTTTATATTACTACTGATTTTGCAGTTACTGACAGACAGTCTGCTGATTTCTCTGTTATATCGGTATGGGCAGTAAGCTACAATGGTATGTTCTTCTGGGTTGATGGTATGGTTAAAAGACAGAATATCTCCAAGACAATAGAAGAGCTGTTTAATTTCAATGAGATATACCATCCAGTACAGGTAGGTGTAGAAGTAACAGGTCAACAGCAAGGATTTATAGATATAATCCAGAAAGAGATGCTTAGAAGGAATAATTTTATTAACTTTGCATCTGATAAGAATTCTAACAGACCTGGTATCCGCCCTAATACAAATAAGATGGTCAGATTCCAGAATGTAATACCATGGTTCCATCTACATAAATTCTGGTTTCCTTCAGATCTAGTTGAGAGTAAAGATCCAAGGATGATGGAATTCCTTGATGAATTAAGATTAGCTACACCATCTGGATTCAGGTCTAAGCATGATGACTGTATTGATACCATATCCATGTTATCAGCAATGAATATATGGAATCCTTCAAAACTTGAGTATACCATATCCTCTGAAGATCCACTGGTTAATGAGATGTGGGAAGAACCAATGACTAATTTATCATCGGAGTCATATTTAGTATGAACTTAAGACAGTTAATAGATCATCTGGTACAGAACAATCTGTATCAGTTTAATATGGCTAAGAATGAACAGTTCCCAGCCATTATCAATGCTCTTAATCTGGAGCTTACTCAGTTATATTCAAGATATCCAGTATTAGAGAAAGATGTAGCATTCAGAAGATTTCCTGAGATATCCTTATACCATCTGACAAGAAGATATTGCAGATCTAATGATGAATCCAAGGAATTATATAAATATATTCTGGATACTAAAGATAATCCTTTCCTTGGTGATGTACTTAAGATTGAGAATGCTTATACAGAGTCAGGTCAGCATATAGTTCTTAATGACAATAATAATCCAAGAGCATGGTTTACCCCTTCCTTTGATACTATTCAAATTCCTAATACTACTGATATTGATACAAGAATAGCTATTATTGGATATAAAGCTAAGCCTGAACATATTGATCCTAATACTACAGATTTTGAGAAGGATATTTATATTCCTAGCTATCTTGAAGAACCTATGATATATGGAATAACCATGAGAGTAGCTGAAAGACTTCCTACCCAGACTGGTATGCAGGTAGTTCAGATGGCTCAGGCTAAATATAAAGAGTTATGCGATAACGTTGATACTCTTAATTTATTTCATGAAAATAATGTTTCAACAAATATTAAACTAGGGATGAGGAAGTTCGTATGATAAATCCAGTAGATAGATTATCATGGCAGGAGATGTTAAATCATCCTGCGAGTGCTGGTCATCTTGTTGATACTCAGGTTAATACAGCTTATAACAAGATGGCTGCTCTTAGTGATCATATAGATGAGTTTAAGGATCTGTATGATTTTGTTTTCAGGATTAAGGGATGGCTTAGGTATTATCTCCAGACTAATTATGGATTAAAGGATGCATCTGATTCGGGTCTTAGTAATGATACGAATGGTATAGGTGAGGATATAGATTTATTTAATCCTGCCGGTGGTTCTGGCTCCGGCGTATCTGCTGAGGGTGAGATTATAACCAAAAAAGTATGGAGAATCTATATCAAGAACTATGATGAGATGGTTAGAGCCAGTTATGAGGGTTATCCTATACCTAATCCCATTGTAAGATTTGCTAATATATATGATCCGTCAAAGCCTTCTTACTTGGATTTATCATATGATGATAATGGTAATCCAACATTTAGTGGTACATTTAATGCTAAGGATCCTAATTCCTTTGTTCCTCTTCGGTATCTTAATGAGCAGATAGCTATATTAAAGAGAGACTTAGCTAAAGTAGTATCTGTTGATAGATCTATATCTACTACTACTGATAGTCGTGGCAGAGCTAATAAGAGATTAGTAGTCTCTGATGTAATTAATTTTAGTGATGGTTCTCATATTAATGCATCAGGTGCTGCTGATGTTCCTTTTGTGACTAAGGGATCTAAGATTACTTTAGTTGGTGAGGTATCAGGATCTGCTACTGTTGATGATGATGGCAATATTACTATTGGAACATCTGGTGGTGGTAATGATTGTTATAATAACAGTGATAAGTCTGTAAGAACTCTTATTGCTGGTGGTGGTAACAACAATATGACTATTGATGATGTTTATTATCGTAAAAATGGTCAGAGAATTGTTAATAGCCAGACAGTAACACTTCCCTTTGCTACCTATCAGGAAATGGTAGACTATGTTAATGGTCATAAAGGATCTGATATTGGTTCTGCTGATATTGTAGCTGGTTACTGGTCTGATACAGCTACTATCAGTGGTACTGATGTAATGAAAAAAGGTGAAGTAGGTAAAGTTTATCCTGCTAGTCAGATATGGTTAAATTCCAGTGTTTCTGGAACAACTAGTACACTTAGAGATCATCCTGCTGCTGGTAATTATAGGTGTTTAAGTACTTCTTATGCTAAGAATAGTTCTGGTTCGAACTCAACTACTACAGCTACTGGCTCTCAGGGAAGTACGTGGTTTATATTTGATGGAACTCTTGGTTCATTTATGAAGGTTAGCTAATGTTTCAATGGGATAATAAAGAACATACATCTTTTACTGGTAGTTTCAGAGATCCTGAAACCAATACTTATAAGAAGATAACATTCGATAGTAAGGATACTAATCCATATATTGCCAGTGTATTTGGCAGACATTCCTATTTTGAATCTAATGGATTACTTATTGAATGTGATCTTACTAAGTATTCTGAACAGGAACAGATGCAGTATTTAATCAATAGGCTTGATAATGAAGTTAAGTATACTATTGATTATGGTATTACTTATATTGGTAATGATTTGTATCCAATTAATGATAAGTTTCTTAATGAATTAGCTGCTAAAGCTAATCTTGATGAAGCTGAATTATTAGGTGCTACAGGTCATAAGCATAAGGTTACTCAGGAACAGATTAAGTATCTTATTAAATGCATTACATATGTAAGAGATAAGATCCATGAAGGATATTTCAAGTGTATGAATGCAATGTGTGAATTACCTAGAGAATTAAGACAGGGTGTTAAATTTGGTAGTATTATCTTTAATACTCCTGTTTATTGCTATAAAAGGAACATTTAGTGAATACTTATATTTATTGTACTAGTGAACTCAAGGATATGCTTCAGGTCTCTTTGTATTCTATGGAGAGATCTGGTAATGGACAGTTCCTTGAGAATCTTCATATAGGCACTGACAGAGATAGCTATGACTGTATATCCAAAGCAGTTGAATATCCTGTTGAATGTTTTGATGCTATAGATTTACCATGTGATTCTGATTTCAGTCATAAGTCTATGGCAGGTAAGGTTCAATTAGTTGAGAAATATGGATCTGGATTAATTATTGATGCAGATACTTTATTTATTAAACATATTGAATTCCCTGAAAAATTTACTAAGAAAGCTGGTGGAGTACAAGATTGTGGTTACTTTACCAGAGGTAATACTGAAAGAATATGGACTCCTGAGTATTGTAATGTTGGATTCTTCTATGCTCCTGAAGGTGCTAATGTAGAAGATTTTAAGAAATTCTGTAAGGAATATAATCCAATGTACCCTGAGCAGGATTATCTTAACTGGATCTACAAAGAGAAGTATCTGTACCCTAAGTTTTGGAATATTCATATCCCTAATATGGCTTATCCTTGGGAAATAGATAAAATTTGCATGATTCACTATACCAGTAAGAAACCAGGAATTAATCAGACTTGTAAGTCTTTTAAGCAGGTATTCTCTAATTATGAGTTTCTTAATCTTTGGTATGGAGCTAAGAAAGAATATGATGAGGTGATGAATGATAAATCATGGTACTGATCCACATTGTGATCCTAATGATTTGGATTGGGTAAATATAGATCTGACTCCTTTATTATTCTGTAATTATCATTGTCCCTATTGCTACAATGGATTTACAAGAGAACAGCCATTCTACACGGATAAATCTGTAATGTGGGATGATCATCATGCAGATATTTTATTACATCAGTTCAGTGAGATGAAATATAAGCTTATGATCCAGATATTAGGTGGAGAACCTTTATTCTGGAAACCTCTTAATAGATTCCTTGAAGGTCTGTATAAGCTTGATAATGTAAGAGTACCTAGAATTTATACTAATGCTTATAAGAAATTAGATGGTATACCTCTTAATCCTAAACTTGAAGTAATTCTTGACTATCATCCTATGTGTACCAAGAATGAGACTCTTTTATACAATGCCAAGTATTGCAGGGATCATGATATTAAATTCTTAATTAAGATAATGATGTATCAGACTCCTGAAGCTAAGCATAATATAGAAAAGTTTGTTAAAGAAGCTACAGATCTTGGTTTCAGAGATAAGTTAAGAACAGCTTATATCAATAATAGTCAGATTCTTATGGATCCTAATTATTTTGATTTAGGTGATATTCCTTCTATGGTTACTTATCATATTAATGGTAAGGAAATAGATGAGAAAGATCTTTGGAAAACAAATTTATCTTTTATTGGTCAAAAGTGTCATCTAAACTATTTAGCAATAAGACCAGCAGGTGAGATTTGTCAGGCATGTCTTGGAATTAATACTCATTCCAATATCTTTGAGGATATGGATTTTGGTAAGAATTACAGAATACCTGATGTTCATTGCTGGGTAGGTTATTGTGGTGCTAATTGTTGTACTGAATTAATTAAGGATGATGAGGTGTAATTATGGAAAGAAGACAAAGAAACCAAGGTAATTTAAGTAGATCTGGTGGTAATACATATGCATCAGCTGGAGTAGCTAAAGGTGGTGTAGTTAGTCCTGCTACTATGATGAGAACATCAGGTGTACAACCTGTACAAGCAGCATATGGTAATAATGTTCCTATGGGTGAAGGATTTGATTACACTAGAACATACGATCCTATGACAGGTCAAATGGTACGGAGATAATCTATGAGTATAGATGTTAATAATATTGCAGATGGATATGATATTGGTAAGCAATTACTTGAAGCATATCAGACTGCTGATGATAAAGAGAAGTTCCTTGATGAGTTAGATTCTCTTAAGGGATCTGGAGCAATATCTAACTATAACAGAGATACATTCAGGGCTTATGCTAATAAGGGCATTGTTCCTAATGGTAATCTTTCTGTAATATCTAATGCTAGATCTATTAAAGATCTTACTGAATTATATGATAAGCCTATCATTATAAGACAGGACGAGCTTAATGATCTGGTTCAGAAAGGGTTTGATGATACTCAGCAATTAATGACAGCTAAGTTGGATAAGATAATCAGTGTTCTTACTGTACTTGGTATTAGTCCATTGACTGAGGAAGATATGGCTGAAGTATTAGCAGCTAGTTAATTAAATAAGCCCTAGTATTTACTAGGGCTTTCTTATATTTATAGATCTATCCCAACAATAATTATGGATTCTCAGTCTTATCAGGCTCCTTGTTCTCCTCAGGCTCCCCGGTGGTTTCAGGATTCTCAGGATTCTCAGGAGGATTATCAGGCTCCTGAATATCACTTCCCGCTTTCTTGAGCATAATGTCTATTTGCTCTTTGGTGTAATAATTACTCAAATCACTAATATTTGCCTTACTAGCCAACTCTGTTTTAGTCGCAAAAAGGGATTTAATTTTTGACCAGAGAGAGGTGAAGCCGACGGTATCTAGATAATGTTTTTTACTGTTAGATATAGTAATATTTTTAATTTTAGCGTTAGCTACCCAACCTACACTATTTCCTAATATATCAATATATTTAATATTGTAGTTTTTACTTATAGTAAAATTATTAACTTCAACATTATCAATATATATATGAACAATACTCTGATCAGGATTATAATCAAAAATACATTTAATATGTAGCCAAGTAGAAGGAGATGTTACTATCTCATAATTAAATCCATTACCTAAAAAATGTAAAGTTGAATCAGCTACGCCAAAACCATGCCAAGCAGAATCATCACTATTAAATAATAAGCACCAATTATTTAGAGAACTACCATTAGTGCGGTAATTAATATCAAACTCTACTGTAGTAAATCCAACAGAATATATAGTCTTTGTAGGGTAATATACTCTATAAGAAGTACCTGTATTATTAGTAAGATAATACTCGTCATCTTCTAATGTAAATGTACCCTCTTTATTATCTACATTATCGAATGTACCCACTTCTGGATTAAGAGTATTTTGTAAACTTGCCTTAAAATATACATCACTCATAATACACAAATCTCCTCAATTTCTTCTTTAGTAATAGAATAAACACTAATATAACTCAGTAAATTATCTACCTCTGACTTAGTGTAATAATTACTTAAATCACTGGTATTTGCCTTTGAGTTTAACTTTGTATCAATCTCACTTTTTGTATAATAGTCACCACCTGTACCACCAGTACCACCACCACCTGTACCACCTGAGACTGACTCAAGCTTGGTGTCTATCTGCTCTTTAGTGTAGAACTCCTCGTTAATCTCACTCTTATTAGCAAATGTAGCTTTGATATACCTCACTAATTTCTTGAGATTTTCTTTATCAGCACATCTCTTAATCTTTATCTCAGTCATGATTTATTCCTTACTGTACATTGAATGAAGTATTATCAATAGTATTAATTATTACTTCTTTGAATGATCCTGCTGTACCATTAATATTAGATCCAGTATCATCAGTAGTTGTAGCTACTATAGAAGGATTAACACACTGATATTGATCAGTATCATTGTATGATAATGGATCAGAATATCTAATAGTATAGATAGCTACGTTATTACCAGTACCAGCACTCTTAACCACATTGACAGTTCTATACAGATCTTTACCTAATACTAATCCTTCTGGTTTAGGGGCAATATAGTCATCATAAGTAACAGTACCTTCAGAATCAGTATTCTTGGTAACAATAGTAGTTACTTCTGGTACTTCAGAATAATAAGCTTTAATAGTAGATATAGTCTTAAGCTTAGTATCTACAGAATTAGTAGTAGCTAATCCATTGAATGCAATACTAGATCCATTAGTCTGATTAAGAGTAATAGATCCTATCTCATTACCATTAAGACTGAATGATATCTTGGAATCACTAGGTTTAAGATTACCAAAGTCTATAGTAGTATCTTTATTCTGGTTCAAAGTAAAACTACCAACATCAGATCCATTAGCTTTAATAGTTACAGTATTATCATTAGGTTTAGTAATTAAATTATTAATACCACTTATATCAATAGTAGAATCATTGGATTGATCTGTAGTAAATGATCCAAGATTGGTATCCTCATAGTTAATCTTAACAGTACTGTCATGAGCCTTAAGGCTATCAAGATTAACAGTCTGATATTCTGTTTGTTTATTAAAATCTATAGATCCAATAGTATTACCATTAACCTTAAATAAAGCCTTAGCAAGATCTACTACAGACTGTGAGGAATCTCCTATATCAATAACAGAATCATTATCTTGGTTCAGATTAAAAGAACCAAGATACTTACCATTAGACTTAATAGTAATAGTACAGTTACTTGGTTCAGTTGTACTGTAACGACCTAAATCTATTGTATCATCCCAATATTGATCTACACTAAATTCACCTCGAATCTCTCCATTAACCCGAAGGGAAATTCTACCATTACCAGGTTGTACACTAACATCATTACCATCTGCCATAGAAGGTTCTCCTTTATCTGGATTCAAATATAATTCATTTTTGGCTAAAGCCATAGTTACTAACGTATCATAATCTTTACAATACTTTATAGGAAAGTCTGCTAAGTAACCAGCCCATTCAGCTCCTTTAATATCTATAAGATTCTTATAAGGACTAGCCCATTTAGGTCCTTTACTATCTATAAGATCATTATAAGCATATGGCATTGGGTTAGGATGGCAGAGATTAAGTTCAATCTCTAGATTTGATCTAGGTATCTTCTTAGGATTAGATTTGATATTATTCCAATATTGAGTTACTCTTTTAAGATCCATGAAGTGTAACTCATAATAAGTAAATTTATGATTACCATTATCGGCATAAACATCAAAATCCTCAGTAAGATAAGATCTCTTGGTTATTCCATCAGTAATCTTATATCTAGGTTTTATCTTATAATTACGATAGGTAAGATCTACCATCTTAAGCTTACCATCTATAGTAATACCAAGCATCTTACCTTTGTTAAATAACCAGTCATAACTGGCGAATCCAACAGCTACAGTATTCTCAGGTGCTATCTTTGGTTTATGTTTAATACATCTGAGATATAACCATGTATTATAGTTATCAATATCATTCTGCTTGTATTTAAGTTCTTTAGCTGGATTGAACTCTACAAATACAAGATAGAGAGAATTATCCATAGTTATTTATCCTTAACAAATGAGAATAACAAAGATTTAGTAGAATAATATTTCTCTTGGGTTTCTTCATACTTATTTTTAAGATCTTTTAATTGATCTTTATAATTAGTAAGTCTTCTATCCACAATAAGATACTGCTCTACTAATCCTCTGGGTACATGTTTAATATGCATTATATTCCACACATATCCTTCGTCTACTGAGAATTGTACAGACATCTTATGAATAAAATCATCTTCAGATAGATCTAGCTTAATCTTTTCCTTCTTAGGGAACTTAATAGCTTCTTCCAGAGAATAGCCCTTGTGTCTTCTGGAAATATAAAGACTGTAAGGAATGTTATAGTATGCAAGGGCTTGTTTTATAGAATTAAAGGTTCTGCCATCCAGAGTAACTTTCTTTGCTTTCATTTACCTGTTGAACCAAATCCACCATCTCCTCTCTTGGTTTCAGGTAACTTGGTTACTATCCTTATTTCATCATGAAGAACAGGAACAAGTAACCCTTGAATAAGTCTGTCTCCTTTCTTGAATTTAAGTTCATCACCAAATATGTTACCTTCATTCTCATCTATGCAGAATTTAGCCATCCATTCTCCACGATAATCTGAATCAATAACACCTAAGGTATTCCTGAGATAGAGACCTTTCTTAGTACCAGTACTAGATCTGGGTACTAATAAGCAGGCATATCCTTCAGGTACAGCTGCCTTAAAACCTAAGTTAACTTCTAAAGGAACACCTATAATAATAGTAATATCTCTTGGGAGATATATATCTAACCCAGCTGCTCCATCAGTTTTATACTCAGGTGCTTTAATAGACTGATCTAAAAGAACTATATCCATAAACTCACTCTTGACTTGTCCTAACATTATGTGTTAAATAACACACCATAAGATTATATTGGATTTTACTATGCTGAATCAAGTAAAGAAGCTAACTAACTGGAAAAATGAGCCAACAGTAGATGATCTCAAAGAAGATTATGTTAGGGCTAGTGCATCCTATGCTGAACATAGGTCTCAGGTAGAGTCTTTTCTTAATGCATTAGCTGCTCCATCACCTGTAGAGAAATCACCTACTCATTCAGCTGTTCAGCCTAAGTTAATACGAAAACAGGCTGAATGGAGATATGCTGCTTTATCTGAGCCATTCTTATCTGATTCAGATATGATTCATATATCACCCAGATCTTATGAAGATGGTTATGCTGCTAAACAAAATCAGGTAATACTTAATTATCAATTTAATGAAGAGTTGGATAAAGTCCATTTAATTGATACTTATATCAGATGTGCAGTAAATGAAGGTACAGCAGTATTAAGAGTAGGTTGGGATTCATATAAAGAACAAGTAGAATCACCTGATATCCAGTACACCATAGAACCAATCACAGATCCATTAGAAGTAAAGAAATTCAATCAGATTCAAGCATTAGCCCAAGATGATGTAGACAGTGAGTCAGTACCTACTCAATGGTTAGATGCATTACAGGTATCTCAGGAAGAGACCCAGAAGAGACAGCAGGAAGCTCAGCAACAGGCTCAGGAATTAATTAATTTCCAGATGCAACAGATACAGCAATCTGGTCAGGAAGTAGATCCTGAGCAATTACAGCAGATGCAGCAACAGATTATGGAACAGGCTATGTCTCAGGTACAACCTGCTATGTATAAGCCAGTACCTGTAAAGAGATCTAATAAATGGATAACTAAGGAAGTTAATAAGCCTGATGTAGAAGTATTGGATTACAGAGACTTAATGGTAGATCCTGGCTGTATGGGAGATGTATCAAAAGCAGAATATATGATTTATGTTTTTGATACCTGTAAAGCAGATCTTATTAAAGCTGGTATCTATACTAATCTGGATCAAATACAGGATGAGACTCCAGCATGGGATGACAGATATTACATGTATGCTGATAATTTCAGAGATCCTGCAAGAAAGAGAATTACAGCATATGAGTACTGGGGTAATTGGGATATTAATGGAGATGGTACTAAAACAGCAATAGTAGCTACTTTTGTTGGTTCTACTATGATTAGGTGTGAGTTAAATCCTTTCCCTGATCATAAACCTCCTTTTGTTATTGTTCCTTATCTTCCTGTTAAGAATTCTGTCTGGGGTGAACCAGATGGTGCTTTATTAGGTGATAACCAAGCTATTATTGGTGCAGTAACCAGAGGTATGATAGATCTATTAGGTAAATCAGCTAACTCACAGACTGGTGTAGCAGCTGGTATGCTTGATTCAGTAAACAGGAAGAGATTTGAGAAAGGATTGGATTATCAGTTTAATCCTGCTATGCCTCCTCAGAATGGAATATTCCAGCATGTATATCCTGAGATACCTCAATCAGCTTTCTTAATGATTCAGAATATGCAACAAGAAGCTGAGTCACTTACTGGTGTTAGAGCATTCCAAAGTACTCAGACTTCTCTTGGTCAGACTGCTACAGAAGTACGTGGAGCATTAGATGCAGCATCCAAGAGAGAAATGGGTATCCTTAGAAGATTAGCTAAGGGTATGGAAGAAGTAGCCAGAAAGATAATGGCTATGAATGCTCTCTGGCTCAATGATGAGGAAGCTATCCGTATTACTAACTCTGAGTTTATTAAGGTTAGGAAAGATGATCTCAGGGGAGACTTTGATCTTAAGATAGACATATCTAGTACTGAGCAGGATAATGATAAAGCAGATACTATTGCTTTCATGATGCAGACTCTTGGTAATACTGTACCTCAGCCTATGGTTCAATTACTTATAGCTGAGTGGTGCAGACTTAAGAAGATGCCTGATATGGAGTATAGGATTAAGAACTTCAAGCCAGAGCCAGATCCTAATCAGCAGAGATTACAGGAAGCTCAGATTAAGTTAGCTGAAGCTCAGGCTGCATTAGCAGAAGCACAGGCTCAGAAAGCTCAGGCAGATGCTCAGAAATCTATGGCTGAAGCTCAGAGTACTATGGTTGATGCTCAGCTTGCTCCTCAGGCTAAACAGCTTGAGATGCAGTCTAATTTCATGCAGGCACAAGCTAAATCCAAGTATATGGAGTCTCAGGCTAGGAAGATGGATCTTGACTATATTCAGAAGTCCACAGGTCAGACCCATAGAGAGGATATGGAGAAGCAAGGTGCTCAGGCTAAGGCTCAAGCTGAGAAGAGTCAGCAGGAATTAGCTATGAAGTATGCGATTGAAGCTTTGAAGGCTAAGGAGAGGAAGAATGGTTAAAAGTACTCTTAATCAAGCCAGAGATGGTGAGAAGCTTACAAGACTTCTTAAGAACAAAGACTTCAAAGAATTAATCTTAGATGGATTTTTACATGATTTCGCTCTGGAAATGAGTTACAAGTATTCATCACCAATAGCCAACAAGGAGTATGTAAATAATGCTCTCATTGGTATTAGTGTATTCAAGCAATACTTGGATTCCATCAGAGAGAAATCAGAACAAGCCTACTCACAAATAAGGAATGAGGAAGAGATATGAGTGATCTCACTGCGTTTCAAAACAATTTAACTGATGACCAAATATCTGCAGCAGCATCCAGACCAACTGAAGAAGTACTGAATGCTATACAGGAAGGCTATCTTAGTGGATTACAAGATAATCCTAATTCAGGAGTTGCTACTCCTTCAGATAATAATCAACCAGTTCCACCTGCACCTTCCGAGGTTGGTGAGCAACCAGGAGCTATTGATTATGAGGCTGAGTATAACAAAATCATGCAGCCATTCCAGGCTTCAGGACATGAAGTTCATCTGCGTAATACAGATGAGGTTATATCCCTGATGCAGAAGGGTGTTGATTATACTAAGAAACAGCAAGCTTTGAAACCTCGTCTCAAGGAAATGCGTGCATTAGAGAATGCTGGCATGTTAGGTGATAACCTTAACTTTGCTATAGATCTTTATAATGGAGACCCCAAGGCTCTTAAGCATTTAATTGAAACCAAGAAAATAGACTTATCTACTCTTGATACTGGATCTAATATTGATGAGAATGGAAACCCTATTCCATCTGATTACAAGCCTAATAATCATTCAATGACAGATCAAGAATATGATCTTGAAACTACATTGAAAGAGATTCAAGACAGTCCGGAATCTGAAGAGATAACTAAGCTTATTCAATCTTTAGATCAATCTAGTGCTAAGACGTTCATGGAACATCCTGAATATTTCAAAGCAATCCAAGACCAAATTAAAAATGGATTCTACAAAGCTGTTACCGATGAAATTGAACATCGTAAGTTAGTAGGTGATAAATCCATTGAGAATATGGGTTGGTATGATGCTTATATGGCTGTAGGTAATGATATTTACAGTAATATGCAGAAGTCCATTATACAGAATCAACAGCAACAGTTACAGAATCAACAGCAACAGCAGGCTCAGGCAGCTTACCAGCAGCAGAGAAAGAGTGCTGCAAGACCTACAAGAGGATCTTCACCTGTACAGCAACAGTTTGATCCATTATCTATGTCAGATGAAGAGTTCTCGAAGCTTGATATTAATAAATTATTTAGGTAATCAAAATGGGTGATTTTACTGGAATGCAATATGGTAATGGTGGTGTAACTAAGTTCCCCTACATCCCTACCGCTGATGGTTATCAGAATGCTCCTTATACTGAGTCTGTAAAGGTTGATGGTGGTATTTCTGGTTATGAACCTAATCGTAAGACTGTAGCTTCTGCAGGAAGCATGCTTCCTCAGTTACAGGATTATTACTTTCAAAGACATGCACTTATAGAAGCAAAGGAGGATACTTATTTCCTCCAGTTCGCTACTGTAGAGAATCTTGCTGCTCATACTGGCAAGACTATTAAGCAGTATATCTACTACCCTCTTATTGATGACAGAAACATCAATGATCAGGGTATTGATGCTACTGGTGCTGTCATTGAGAATGGAAGTGGTAACTTCTATGGATCCAGTAAGGATATTTCTACTATCCTGAAGGTTCTTCCTACTATTGGTGAAACTGGTGGTAGGTATAACCGTGTAGGCTTTACACGTGGTATCCGTGAGGGAACTATTGCTGAGCTTGGATTCTTCTTTGAGTTCACTGATGATGAGTTAACCTTTGACTCTGATCCTGAGCTTTATCAGCATTATACAGATGAGGCTATTAAGGGTGCTCATAAGATCCAGGAAGCACTCATGGCTATTGATATCATCTGCTCTGCTGGATTAGTTCAGTATGGTGGTACTGCTACTTCCATTGACACTATGGATGAGACTTCTGAGATCACTTATAAGGATCTTCTTGTACTGGGTCAGAGACTTCGTGATAATAGGGTTCCTACTCAGACTAAGATTCTTACTGGATCCAGAAATATTGATACCAATACTGTCAAGGGTGGATGGTCTATGATTGTTCCTTCTGGATTAAGGATTACCTTTGAGACCATGAAGGATCTTCAGGGACGTCCTGCATTCATTCCTACTGAGAAGTATGGTGATCAGACTACCCTTGCTAATGGTGAGATTGGTCGTATAGGTGAGTTCAGGATCATTGAGGATCCTTATATGCCTATCCATGCTGGTAAGGGAGCAGCAGCTAAGGATGGATATGCTTCTACTGACGATAAGTTCAATGTATATCCTATGGTAGTTATTGGTGATGATTCCTTTGCTACTATTGGATTCCAGTCTGATGGAAAGACTTCTAAGTTCACCATCATTGTAAAGAAGCCTGGATCTGATACTGCTAATGCATGGCATGATCCTTATGGTAAGACTGGATTCTGGTCTATTCAGTGGCGTTATGGCTTAATGGTTAAGAGACCTGAGCGTTTAGCATGTCTCTATACCACTGCTAAGGTATAATCCACTAGATATTTATTAACCCTGGCTCCCAATTCTGGGAGCCTTTTATGAGGAAACTTATAATGGAAGTCTCATTAAACGAACTTAAGAAACAAGCTGATGATCTTGGTATTACTTATTCACCTAATATTGGTGAGGCTACTCTTCTGGAGAAGATCCAGAAGGCAAAGATTGCCAAGGGTATTATTGATGCCAGAGCAAAAGCTAAGGATGAAAAGAAAGAGCTTACGAAGCTGCTTCATGTTCAGATTACTAACCTTAATGATAAGGAGTCTGATGTACCAGCTAAGTTCTTTGAGATTGGAAATAGGGAGATGCATCTTCGCAAGGCTATTCAGTTTGATACTCCTATATTTCTTGAGAAGTGGGTTGTTGATTATCTTAAGAACCAGAAGTTTGTAAAGATGCCTGATACTGCTAATGCCGCAAGACGTGGCAAGCCGGTATCCAATGAGCCTAGGCTTCTTCCTGCTTATTCTATTGAGTACCTTCCTGATATTACTCCTGAGGAGTTAGAGGAGATGAAGAAGGATAAGCAGATGAGGGATGCTACTATCAAGGAGAAGTAATGACATTATCTATTGATAGATTTACTCAGGATAAGCTCTTTGAGAATGGTGGTCAGGGAGCTTTTGACAGACTGGTTCATATAGGTGAGGAGAATTTAAGAGTTGAGTATGATCAGGGAAGGATTACTGGATCTGATTATGCTCAGGCTCATACAGCTCTTCTCCAGATATGCTATCAGGTAGCTGCTCAGTTCCTGATACAGTCAGACCAGACTGATTCCCAGACAGAGTTAACTAAAGCTCAGAAGGAATTAGCCAAGGCACAGGCTGAACAGGCTAAAGCACAAACAGATCTAGCCAAGAAACAGTTAGAGATAGCTGAGGAACAGCTTAAACAGGCTAAGTTACAGAATTTACTGGTTAAGCAGAAGATCATTACAGAACAGGCTCAAACCAGAGATTATGTAGATAGGCTCTATGGTCCTGATGATGATCTTTACAAGATATCTCCTGAAGTACTGGTTAAGCCTATCTTTGATGTTGGTGGTAAATCTGGTCAGCCTATTATTAATAAGGTTTGTCAGCCATTTGTTAAGGTTACTGGTTTACTGGGTAAGCAGAAGGAACAGATTGATAAGTCCATGTGGTCTACTGAAAGGGATGCTGAACTTAAGTGGGCTAAGCTTTCTGTTCTTGATGTATTCAATACTATGGAACAATCTGAGACTGTTGGTCCTCAGTACTTTGGTTTGAATGCATCTAATGCTATCTCTACCCTCAATAAGTGCAGAGTAGGATTAGGTATTCCTCCTATTACTACTACTATTAATGGTCAGGATTCTACTCAGTTAGATTCAGATGCTCTTAGTGGTATTCCTTATTCACAGCGTATGGATAAGTGGTTCCCTAAAGCAGGTTCATCTGAGAACCCAGCAGCTAATACTGGCAATGATGATTCAAATGATGATTAATTATGAGTACCAAATATCGGAATTACACATCATGGTTTTTAGACCCGGGTGATGGTCAGGCTACTGATATAGTTAGATCTTATCAGTTAGCCTGTACTTTAGGTAATTTTGATTACAGTACCATATCTGCGTTAGCTCTTCAATCAAGCGTATTAGTTGGATTAAATCAACTATACGCTTATTGTTGGAGTAGTAAGAAATTTCAAGAAGTTCTTCCATACTCATATGTCTATTCTAAAAATGATGGTGAGAAGGTTTTAGAATGGATTAAATCTCAATATCCTGATGCTTCTTACCTTGTAAGACATGGCTATGATTATGTATCTCCTGATACTATAGTAACCAAATACTTACAAACCCATTTCACTGCATATGATCCAGAAACAGAATTAGTAACAGAAGAATTATCTGTTATAGATCCCAGTACTGGAGAAGTAATATCCAAGACTACTAACTACTGGTATTATGCTGAGATATCTGGATCTACTATATATCTATGCTCTGAACCAGTAGGTAATGAGGAAGATATAACAGATCATCCCAATGCTCAGATTAAAGTATTAACAATAGATGATGATACTTATAAATCTATTGGTTCAACTAACTATACTGCTACTTATGCTGATGCATCAGGTAACTACCATACAGTTACAGTACCTTATGCAGATCTGGATTTAACTCCAAAATCATATGTCAGAAAGAAAAGAAAGAATGGTTATCTTCCTATATTTGTAGCAAGAGTTAATTCTACTAATGTTTATAAGATCTATAAAGATAAAGATAAACATACTAAAGAAGAATTAAAAGATATAGCAGTACCAGCCACTGAAGATATTCTGGATTCTAAGTTAGGTCTGGATTGGGAACAAATCTGCTACATGCTTAATAATGAAGAGAATAAGAAGAAAGATGTAGAAGTAAATAAAGATATGGAAATAAACGGTGATATGAAATCTATCACTGTTCAATGGGAAGTTAATCCTTACTGGGGTTGTAAAAAATCAGATGGTTATGATTATGAGAAAGCCTATGGTAAGGAATGTATCTCTGTTTACTGGTTCAGATTCTTTGAGTACATGAGACATAAGTATGGATCTGGTGCTCATGAGGAAGATATAGAAGAATCTACTTATCATAAGAAGTTTGGTTGGCATGGTATTAAAAAAGAAACCAAAGCACCAGATTCTGATGCTGCTAAGAACTGTAAAGTAGGTCATTACTATTCTAAAGCATGGGGTAGAAAAGGAAGACCTAATCTTGCTTTTGGCTATAAGTTAGATAGTAAGCATGTAGTTGAATACTCTACTGTAGGTGAATTCTATTATAAAGCTTATAACAATGGTCATTGTGAGGATAGTGAAGGTGATGCAGATTTTGGTATTCCTCTTAATTTATTTGTCTTAAGAAAGTGTGGTGCACAAAGGGCATCTATTATAGCCCAATATTCTTTAGATGCTTGGTATCTATATAGAAAAAAAGTTAAGAAGCATCGTGGATTCTTTCATTGGATTGTTGCAACTATTGTTTTATCTTTAATTGGTTTAGGTTTTATGATACCTGCCTACACTATCAGTCCAAATATAAGAGACTGGATGGATGAACATATAGTAATGCCTGTTATGGTTAAAATAATCCAACCAGTGTTAAATATAGTTATAGCAGTATGTGGGTTTGTAGCTTATGTATTTCCTCCAGTATCTTGGGTAGCAGCAATAATAGCTGCTGTAGCTTTAGCAATTAAAATACTTTGTGCTATGGATGTAGCTCTATATTATGGTGGTTCCTGGGGTGATGCATTCAAATCTGGTTTAAGTGCAGCTGGTGAAGGTGTAGCTGCATTTGCAGCAGGTTATGCTGCAGGGGCTGCTGGAGCAGCTGTAGGTGCAGCTGGTGGAGCAGTTGTAAATGCAGGTACATCAGCTGCTGAATTTTCTATAGGTGGAGCAGCAAGTACAATGTTTGCTTCTGGTACATCTGCATTTATTATGGGAACTACTATAGGTGGTAATTTACTTAATTTAACTGGTAATTTAACTAATAATAAAAGATTAAGCCAAACAGGTACATTACTTACTCAAGTAGGTTCTATAGCTGGATCTGCTTATTCTATTGCCGCTAATGTTAGCAGTCCTTACAGTGTATTCAGTGATGCTTTAGGTAAATCATCTTCTGGTTTACTTGGTTCATTATCATCTGCTTTTGATAATCCTATTATTTCAGGTGGTATAGGTTTAGGCATTCAATTAGCTAATACAGATTTTATAAACATGATCAAAGAAGGTAATCCAGTAGCTATGGCTCAAGCTATTATGATGATTGGATCTTATGCTGTTAATATTTATAATTACCAAAGTACCCCTAAAATACCTAATACAGAACCAAGTTATATAACCAGAACAAGAGGGGATGCTAAAGATACTATCTTCAATGATGAGTTTACTAAAACCAGTCAAATAGCTTTATCAGATATATTAACTTCACCTGAGACTATTATGAAAGTCTCTAATTCTACTATTTCAATATTCCAACAATATTATAAAGATAAATATCAAAAAGCTATGGAGAATTTAGCAGAAAAATATCAGTATCTTTATAAAGATCATATGAATACTATGCTGAAATATTTAGCAGATTCAAAATTAGCTATGACTCAATTCTCATATGAACAATCTATATTATGCAATTCAGAACCATCTGTGACTATTGAGATGAACAATCTTAATAACTGTCATGATATGTTTACAATAACTGATATGTATAATTCTCAAATTTTATATCCTAGTGTAACTTATGATGCCAGTGCAGGAACCTTTTGGAAATATCAATTACCTTTTGATATGCCAAAGAGTAATGTATCATTAGCTAGATCTGTAAGTTTAATAGATATTTATAACTTTAATCCTTGTAATGGATCTACATTAGGAAATATCCAACAAAAGAAGGAGATGTAATATGGCTGAGGATATAACTAAGTTTACAAACTTAAAAGATTTAATTAATAAAGTTCAAAATGACCCATATTATAAATCATCTTATAGATTATCCGAACAGCGCAGTAAAAATTTAACAGGATGGTCTCGTGCAGAAAAACGAATATTAAAAAATATGCAAAAACAAATGTCTGATGAAGATTTTCGTAAAATTAAAGACATTAATCAATTCGATTTTAGTAAATATTTAGATACTACATCTAAACCTGCTACTAATAGTACAGCTCCAGAAGCTAAACCTGCTCCAGAAGCTAAACCTGCTAATGGTATAGCTACAGAAACTAAACCTACTGTTAATAGTACAACTCCAGAAACTACATCTAAACCTGCTGCTAATGGTGGTACAGCTACAGAAACTAAACCTGGATTCTGGACTAGAATGACAAGCAGATGGACACCTGGAATTGGTAAGTTACCATCTGCTGAAGACGCTGGTATTAAACAAGCAGGTAGACTTAAATCAATATTAAATGGAATTAATCCTTTCTATGGATTTACTGAAGCTGCTACTAGACAAGGTATGTATGATAAAGCGATAGCTGAGGCTAAAAAGGCAGGTTATAGAAATGGAGGAATTCCAGAAGATGTAAAAAATAAAATTCTAAGTACTAGAGATGCAAAAATAACTACAGGTGCCAAAATAAAGCATGGTCTTTTATCCAATCTTAAAGCTGCACCTGGTGCAGTTGTTGGTTATATAACAGATGCATTATCCCCTAAAGATACAGGTGCTGATGAAATGCAAAATGTTTATGGTGGTTGGGGTACTACTGGTCAAGGTCTTGGTTATGCCAGCTATCTTACCTCAGGAGTAGCACCTGCAAAAATAGCTTTTGATATCGGGGATGCTGCTTTACATAAATACTATGGTGAGGATGATGAAGCTGGTACTAGTAATATTAGAGATATAGTTCATTTAGGATCTAAATGGGATGAACTTGGTAATATGCTTAGAAGATCTGGTGATCAAGTCTCTAATTGGTTTTCAGGAAAAGGTATGCGAGATGATCCAGCAACAGTTAGAGATGATATTAGAACATTAAACCAAAGAGCTGCTTCTTATCCTGATATGCCACAAGATTATGTAGATGCTAATAGATCAGCTGACCCAGCTGACTTTACTTCTGGAGTACGTTCTAAACCATTAAATGGTATTGATTATAACAGAGATATAGATACAAGTAAATTTATATCCCCATACCAGGAACCAGGTATTATTACTAAACAACAAATGAACGATGGTTATTTAACACTACTCGATCAATTAAGACGTAGAGGAATCAGAATCGATGGAAAAGGATTTTCCGGAGATTTTATACGTTATTTAGATCAGGTAGCTCCAGAAGCTTTAGGTAAAATGGACTATCATAGGACTAATTTAACTAAGAGTTCTTATTTATTAGGAAAAGATGGTGAACAAATATATACAACTCCTTATATGCTAAATAAAGATGCTGTACAAGCATTCTTTAATGATCCTAGAGTTAAGGCATCTGGTAAATACTCCGATGCAGATATTTCGGATATTTTAAGTAAAATGAACGATGATGCAATTCGATATGACTAAGTGAGGTTAACTATGGGTGGTTTAGCTGACGCAAGTAAATTAAAAACATTTAATGATTTTACAGCTGGTTCAGATAAGCTTGAGAGCAGTCCATTAACATTTAATCCAGTTGGATGGACTGCAGGTAAAGAATTTTTCACTTCATTTGGTGATAATGATTATTTTACTCCAATAAAACAACTTGGACCTAATGGCAGTTTTGGTTTCTACTATGATAGTAAAAATGGGAGATACCAAGCAGCTTATAAAACTGCTACAGGTAACTTAATTAAAGATCAAGAAATACCTGAATCTATTTTAGATCAATTATCAGATAATGATATTGCTAAAATATTTGAAAAAGGTGGTTATAACCAGAATGCTTATGAAGAAAACTTTTCAAAACAACCATATTCTGAATGGGATGATGCTGCTAAACGTTTTGCTATTAGTGATTATATAACAGCTCACTTTAGCCCTAAATGGATTAAAAAACAAGAAATATCGCAAACAGCAAAACCATTAGATCCTGTTAAGAAAGAAGATGTATCACAAGTAACAAAAACATCAGATCCTGTTAAGACAGCAGCATCTGCACAAGGCAGTTCAGATCTTAAAGCTATACAAGCTCAGTATGGACCCGGAATACAAAAAGCATATGAAACTGGTGATGCTACAACCTATCATAATTTACAATTAGCTATGAAGAAAGCACTTCATGATGGTAAATTATGGGATCAAGATTCATATATAGATCCAAAAGGTAATTTACAGAAATTATATGGAATCTATGGATTAGAAGGACACCCTGAATGGGAATATTACCAGAAACCCAATGATGCATCAGTCTCTAATGCTGGTGGTTCTAATGATAAAGTTAGTGAAGTATCTGATACTAAATCTGGTGAGACATCTAATACTACTCAACCAATTAGAGATACTAAAGCTAATACATCTATATTAGATTATCTTATGGCTGATAAAATGTTACAAGATGATCGTACTGCTCAGTTAACTAAAGATAAAGATATTGGTTTAATTCCTATGCTTTTAGCAGCATATGGTATGGGAAAGATTATGTGAGGTAACTATGGCTTATATAATGACAGGAAGTCTTCCTACAGCTGCTGCTAGCCCTAATTATGGTGAACAATTAGCTCAACAGCAATCAGCACTTAATGCTACTCTTGCAAGTATTGAGCAGAATAAAGCTACTAATCCTTCTCAATTTCCCAACCAAGTAGATAAACCTTGGTGGTCTTGGATGGGATCTACAGGTACTTTTTTATTTGGTAATGATAATTATCAATCCATGCTTAACCAGGGTATGGATGCCTGGGGACAATCTAGATTTGGATCACTCTGGAATAATTATGATGATAAGATGAAAGCCAATCTTTGGATGACTGGTCTTAATGATATGAGAAACAGTCCCAATAGATATAGTGGTGGATTATTTGGTAATGGTGGATTAGGTACATTCAAAGATATCTCTACAATGGGATTGGCTGTAGCTGGAATGCTGAATCAAAAGAAAATGATGGATAGACAATTAAGGTTAGGTGAAGAAGCTTTTGATTTAACCAAACAAGAATATATGAATAAGGAAGCCAGAGCTAAAGAAGAGTTTGCGGCTAGACGTAATGCTAGATCTGGTGGTCAGATCTAAGGAGTATCTATGAATATTAATAAAGCAGCTGAATATATCTATAATCATTCTAAGGGTACTTCTCAAGGATTTTGTGCCAGATATGTTGCTAATGGTTTAGTTGATGCTGGATTAAAATTTAACAGACAGCCATCTGCTTATTTATATAATCTCGAATTGCCTATTAGAGGATTTAAGAAGATATCTCTTACTAAGTACTCTCCTGTAATAGGAGACATTGTTGTATTTGACAAAAACAAGTTTCATCCTTATGGTCATATAGCAATGTGGACTGGTAAAAACTGGACTTCAGATTTTAGACAAAGAAATATGAATCCATATAAGAATCAGGCATCTGCTGGTACTGCTACTATTTGGAGATATGTAAATGGATGATTCATTTTTATATCAAAGAAATACTCCTATACAATCCAAATCATTACAGTATATATTTACAGAACCAACTCAATTTACAGCACCTCAAGTAGGTGCTGAAAATGTAGCTGATAGGGATTTTATAGTAGAAGATAAACCAAAAGAAATACCTAAACAAACAAGTATTCTTGGTTTTAATATAGATGATCTTAGATCTGGTTTATTACAAAGAGAGATGCTTAAAGCTATGTATCCTGATTTACAAAAAGCTCAGGATATAACAGAATTACCTTCTGGTACATCTAAAACAACTCCTACCCTTAGATCAGATGATCCATTAGATCCAAATAATCCTTTCATGTATAAAAACATTGATATGGGCTTTACATTTGATCATGAGCAAGGTAGAAGAGACAAAATGCATGATGCCTATATGAATGGATCATATGCATTAAGAGGCCCTGGTATTCTTGATACTACATGGCAAGCATATGCTAATGCTACTGGTGATGCCAGCTATGAAAATTGGGCTAATATGGATAATGCTCAAAGAACTAATCTGGTTCGTAAATTCATGGGTTGGTATTTAGATCCAGTAATTAGTAAATATGATTTATCCAAGTTATCTCAAAGACAAAGAAATATGATAGCTGATGTAGCTTGGGAATATGGTCAAAATAGTGATATGGTTAAGGATGCTTATGCAGCATTTACATCTGGTGATCCTAATGCATTTGTTAATCTAAAAAATAATGTAGGTAATTACTATAATAAACCCAGAAATAAACAATTTAAGAACTGGGGATTAAAGAGATGGGATGCTAGACTTAAGTATCTCTATGGTTAAGGAGTATAACTATGGCTTGGAATGAAACATATAACTCTGTATTAGGTGGATTAGCTGGTAGTTTATTATCAAATGCTACACAGGCATCTAATGGAGTTACTAACTCTGCTAATGCTTTAGCTGGTATGATCCAAGCTAAATCACAGCAAGATTTTGAGAATGGATTAAAGTTAATAGCATTAGATGATGCTCATAAAGCTGACTATGAAAAGAAATTAAAAGATACTAGTAATGCTTTAGCATATAGAGCTATATCTGGTATGGATCCAAATAAAGTACTTGAATTACAGGATCAAGGTATATCAGTAGAAGATTATATTGGATCTCAATTACCATTTGCTACATTTAGCAGTAGTGGTGCTAGTACTGGTGATAAAACATTAGATGCAGCTTTAGGTATTGGATCTAGAGGCACAGATTTTAATAATGTTTTAGATAACCTTAAAAATAAAGCTGATGCTCAAAAAGTAAGAAATATTGCTGCTGCAATGAGTGATCATAAGATGCACCCATTAGATGAGATCAGAAGTAAAGTATTAGGAGCTAAAAATCTTACTGAAGGTGAATTTTATCAAATCACTGAAGGTGATAATGGTATTTATACAAATAATAGTACTAACTATATTCAACAGTTAATAGCTGATGGCAGAGCTAAAAATTTAACACCATTATCCACGGATGATTTAATTAATATTATATACAAGAAAGCTACTGAAGAAGGTTATGGAGTTACTAAAGACTCAATAATTAAAGCCATTAATACTAATAAATTAACTAATAGTGGTGTACAACAGATTCTTAAAGATTCTGGATCCAAGCTGTTTAGAGATAAATTGGAGCAATTACTTCAGGCTTCTGTTGATAATCCTGATGGATTTGATTATGGTGGTAAATCTATATTTGATTTAGTAGAAACAGATCCTAGCATTAATGCTATGCTTCTTACTGCTTCTCCTGAAGTTAAGGAAGCTTTTTATGCTGCTAAAGAACAATATGCTAAAGGATTTGCAGCTCAAAAAGCAGATGCTACTTCCGTACTTAATCAGGTTTCTGGTAATGCTGTGGAAACAGTTAAATCACAGGCTGATGGAGATATACGAGATATTAATACTGATAGAGAAAGAGCTGCTCTTAACTTTTCTACCGATTGGATGAATAGGCATCAAATATCTGCTACAAATTCTTTAGCCCAGACTTATCATAGTCTGGCTCAATCATTAAGTTCAGTAGATATTAATGGATCTGCAGTATCTGATCAAACTATGGCAATGCTGAGATATGGCAGTCAGATTACTGGTGGTGGATTTGATGATTTAATTCAGTTAGCAAGCAGTGGTAAATTATCTGACCAACGGGTACAAGCAGCATTACGTGATACTGCTATATTAGTATCTGGTGGTAATCATGATAATGCTGGAAGATTGATGTATTTAATGAATAATATGACTAATGCATCAACTTCTAAGGAATTTAAGGATACAGAAAAGAAATATCTTGAAGATCAATTAGATGATAAAACATTAGTAGATAATGTTAATAATATACATAATTATTATGCAGATTATTCCAATAATAATAATCCAGTACAAGGATATTTAGATGCCTCTTATAAAAAAATCAGTGCATTAAAATTAAAGAGAGATTCTACTATTAATGCTATTCAAAATAATGTTTATGCTGCTATAGCCAGTGGTAAATATACTACAGATCAAATTCAAAATAGTATAGGTCAGATAGTTAATAAATCTGCTCAAGCTCCACAAAAGAATTTTGATACTTTAATGCAATTAACTAATAATGATTATGAAGTACAAAGAGCTAAAGCATCGGTAGATGAACCAATCAAACCAATTCCTGCAAATAATTCTGATACCTGGAGCTGGCAACCTCTTGACTGGTTATCCAGATTAAGCGAAGATATGTTTGGCAGTGAGGAATCAGATAATACAGGAACTAATAAAGCTGGTTCAATGCTTGGTGCTTTTGGTGGATGGACTGCTTCTGAGAATCTTGCTAGAAGAGTACATAATGATGGTAAAAGCTGGTATGGAAAAGCTGCAAGAGGTCTTGGTAAAAGATCAATCTTATATCCATTATTAATGGCTGCTGGTGGTATAGCTGGTGGTGAGATTAGTAATAGAGCATTTCCTGATTCTTCCAGATACTCTCAGGAACTCAAAGCTAGAATGGATGCTATTAACAATATGAGAAATAAATCTTATTCTCAAAAAGCAGATCTTGTTGAGCAATTATATAATGTTGCTCGCTCTAATGGTGCAAATGCTGCTATACTTAGTACATTAAAACAAAATATTAAATCTCTTAGGGGTAAAGAGGAGTCTAAATAATTATGGCTACTGATGATTTTAGTACTACTATACAAAATATGAAGGATAGCAATACTATTACTGATTTTGATGCTATCTATCATAAATTTGTTGAATTAACCCCTGAGTATAAAGCTAACTTAGCTAAATTAAAATCTGCTGCTAAACAGACAGCTGATGCTAACTATCAGCAGTTTAAGGCTGCATTAGATACTTATAAATCTCCTTATTCTAATAAAGTAACCCAGGCTGATGAGAAATATAAAGCTCAGTTAGAAGACTTAAAAGAAGCTTATAGAAGCCAGACTAAGGATAAATCTGATGAATCAGTAGCTAAAGCCAGAATAGATGATGTCAGAAGACAGGTAGATGAAGATTATCAAAAGTATGGTGGTTCTTTAGCTGTTGATGCTAAGACTGAAATGTATGCTGATCATCCCGCAGCCCTTAAATTCAGGAATGATCCTTTATATAAAGATCTGTATTTAAGAAAGATTACAGAAGATAATGCTTATTATAATGATATAGCACAAAAAGGGTCTGAGATTAAGACTATGGGTGCTATAGACAGCAGTAAGCTGACTACTGGTAATTTCATCAAACAGCAAGCTAAATCTATTGGATCCAGTTTAGCAAATGCTTTATATGATGCAGCTGCAATGGCTCCTAATGCTTATCTTAATGCTCAAAGATATTCATTACTTAATGATGGTACTGTAGATAAAAGAAAAGATATTGAATATAAGAAACAGCAAAGAGATCAGTTATTATCCTTATCTGAAGATGCCAAGAATAGAGGTGATATTGCTCTGTCTGATGAGTATCTTAAAGCTGCTAATGCACCCGAATTACAGAATACTCCTGAAGATGAAGCATTCCTTAAATCGGATAGAAATCAGGAATTAAACGAAGTTAATAGATTATCAGAACAGTATTCTAAAGATAAAGACTATATAACTAACCTTAGTGATAATGTTTATGAAAAGAGAATGGAGTACCTGGCTCAGAATGGTATTACCAGGGATCTTGATTCTCACTCAAAGCCTTCAACAGCTGGTGATGATATTGTTAGACCTATTTGGGAACAAGCTAAAATCAGATCTAAGAATATGAGCGGATTAGCTGCTGAAATTGCTAGATCTTTACCTGTAATGCTTATGTCAACCAGTGGTTTTGGAATGCTTACTGGTATCAGTGGACAAGCATCTGATATGATTAATAGCTTCTGGCAGGAAAATCAGGCTAATCCTGATCCTAATACCAGAATGTCTTCATCTGAATTTATACAGGCTGGTTTAACCTCTACAGCTGCTGCATTTTTTAACTTATTAGGTGATAGAGCTGTAGCTAATGGTATTAATCTTGGATCTCTGTTTAAGGGTGGTGCTAAAGCATTATCTCCTCAAGCTATACAAAAGAGGTTTTTAGAGATTCAATCTGATGTAGTTAGGGACTTCCCAGGATTAGATACAGCTGCTCAAACTAAGATAGCTATGCAAAGGCTTCAGGTAGAGTTAGCAGCTGATACCAAGTCAATAGCAGAAGCACTTAAAGATAATCCTACAGTAAAAGAATTTAATGAAGCTGTTGCTAAGGGTACAGCTGGCATGAATTCTAATGTTCTTTCTGGCTTAGCTGGTGATGCAGTATCTTTAGCAGGTGCAGCATCCAAAGGATACAAAGGATTAGTATCTGCACTTAGAAATAAGGTATCTGGTATTACCAATGGATTATTAGGTCCTAGGAATCCTGTATCTAACGTAACTAATAAGTTAGCTGAAGTTGGTGAAGTATCTGCTAAAGGGGCTGGTGAAGGTATTGAAAATCTTCAGAGAATGTTCCCTAGATTAGGAGGTAAATTAGGTACTGTAGGTTCATTCGTTAAAAATCAAGTAAATTCTGGAATAAGTCTTGGCTTTGATAATGCCATGAATGAGTTCTTATCAGGAGAAGCAGCATATCAAGCTACAGGAGATAAATCCAGAAGAGCTACTACTGAAAGCATAGCTGGAGCCTTTGGTTCTGGTTTATTACAGGCTCCTATGATGGGTGCTCATGGTACGGCAGCTGGATTAGCAGGTCATTATGGTAAGAAATTTATTGAAGGTAAAAAAGATAGAACTTCTAGTAAAGTATTTAATACAACCTATGAAAACTTCAATAAGTTAGTTGAAAGTCCTGATACTGCATTTACAGCTTCCAGTGGTATCAATGAATATATAACTACCCATAAAAAAGAGATAGATGACGTTTATAATAAGATAAATAAAGTAAATGATGAATTAGCTGAAGGTTTAGAGAAGATTAACCATAGTATGGGTGAACTTCAAACCAAGACTATTGATAATGGAATTCAAGTAATAGATCTTGATGCTGCTGAAACTAAAGCATTAATGAAGGATAGTAATGCTTATAACCTTATTATGAAAGCTTATAATCAGCAGCAACCTTTAGTAGAGAAACTTGGATCTCTTCAGGAACAGGTTAATAAACTTAATCAATTACATACCAAAGCTATGGATAATGTAGTTGAAGCTATCAGGGGTAATAAAACTTCTGATAAGATTAAAGATCTTGATATCAAAGCTATTGATTCTATAGTTAATGAATATGATGCTTCTGATGATGAAGGTAAATCTAAGTTAAAGACAGACTTCATTAATAGTTATTCTAATAGTGTAGCGAAATCTAAAGGTGTATCCGAAGAAGATGCAAAAGGTCTTGCTCAGCAGGAATTTGATAATATTTTCAAATCAGAAGCTGAAATAAGAAATCAGGTAACTGCTGCTGTTAATTCTAAACAGATACCATCTACTATTAAAGATACTATTGAGAGTACTGCTAAGGATTATTTTGAAGATAATCAAAATGATCAGTCTTTATGGACTAAATGGATATCTGCTCGTACTATGAGTGCTTTAGCATCCAGAGGTATATCCCAGGATGTAGTTAATAGACTTAATAAGTATGGTCATGCTGGTGACCATTTAGTTACTGCTATTGTAGAAAAGACTCAGGGTAATTTTAATAAATCCAAACAAGCTTTTGATGAATTTACTAAAGCTATGAAAGCTGCTGGTAAGGAGACTGAACTTGAATATCAAACCCAGCAGTTTGATAGTTTAGATAATACTGATTATACAAAGTATGAAGGCTATAAAGATATGCTTATGAATCTTAAAGAGTCTTCAGTTAACTTTGGTAAGAAAGCCAAGGATTGGATTAAAGATACATTCACTAGTGAAAATACTGAGGAAGCTAAGAGTGAGAATTTAACTAATGAAAGTGCTACTGGAAGAATAGCATCAGCTTGGGAAAAAGCTACTGAAACCAGAGGTGGTGGTGATGCATTAAGAGCTGCTATTAAGAGAGTAAACTCTAATGCTGAAATGCTTGATACAAGTGATTATATTGAGCTTAGAAAGAAAGTTAAAAAAGCTGGTAAGAATGCAGATGAACAAGATAAAATTAACTTATTTGTTAATGCTATAGCCAGAAGAGATGGTGAAGGTGTTGAGATCTATAGAAATATAGAATCCAAAAATCAGTACTCTAATGAAGATGAAAAGAAGAAAGCTAGAATCAGATTCTTCCAAACATTTGAAAGTGCTGCTGCTAAGATGGAAGCTGATATTGATGAAATTAGTTCATCCATGGCTACTCTTAGCTATCTTACCAATGGTTCTGTATCTAGAGTAACTGCTACTGGATCTAAGGGTAAAGCTGATCTTGAACAGATTCTTAAGGATAATAAACTTAGTACTGCTTTCTCTGTTATTTGTGTTAATCCTGAAGAAGCTGAAGATAGCAGGGATTATATAATTGTATCTACTACCTATAAGGTATTTGCACCTTTACTTACATTAACTAACTTTGCTACTTATTGGCAAGCCAGAAGAGGTAAATTATCCAGTGCTGCTGTAATGCAGAAGATAGCTGATGTTCTTAATTATTATCATGACCATGCAGAAGAGTTAAAGAAATCTCATATCTTAGATTCTAAGATTAATGATTATGACTTTATTATTAATAAGATTTTATTCTCTGATGAGGGATTCTTTAGTACTACTGCATATGGTAAAGACTTAAAGCTGATTAAAGCTAAGTATGGTAATGATACCAATAAAATGCTTGAAATATTCAGGGATGCATTACTTATGCAGCAACCTGGATGGCAAGACTATAATGCTAAATTAGCTCACTCTTCAAATGTAAATAAGCAAAATACACAGTGGGCTAATCTCAATTTCATTGGTTTATCTAATTTATCTGATGAGGAGATAGACTCTCAGATAGAATCTTTAGTCAATTATGTAGAGAAAGTACAAACTGATGAAGATGCAGTAAGACAGGAGTTTAAGGATTCTAAATCACAAATCCATAATGATATTAATGCATATAAAGCCCTGGTTTATAACAGTATTAGAAATTATTTAAGTACATCTAATTCTCAGACACAACAGGTAAATAACCAATTATTAGCTTCATTTGATAACTTTACCAAGATCTATGTCAATGGTAAACAATCTCTGGATAAAGCTCTTCAAATAGGTAAAGCCAGGAATGATGCTTCCAGTGCTACCTCGTTAAGAAAACAAGTATTAGGTGTTGCTAAAGCATCTCAGCTTACTGCCAGAACTAAAGCAAAACAGATACTTGGAAGACTTAATCATTATGCTGCTTTAAGAGTTTCTCGTGAAGAAAAAGCTAGGAAAGCTTTAGAAAAAGCTAATAAAGATGCAAAGCAAAATATATTAAATCATACTGGTACAGAGGAAGAGATTTATAGAGAAACCTTAGAAGAGTTTAAGAAGAAGTCTCCTGAAGAGCAGGAGAAAATCCAGGAAAATGCTAGGAATATATATAATGGACTTCTTGGTGGTGCTGTAACTTTAACACAGGCATTAGCAAATGCTAAGATTCATAAAATTGAAGATCTTAGTAAGATTAATATAACTGAAAGTCAGTTTAGGTTATTAAAGACACAAACTCAAAAAATTATTGCTTCTATTAATAGAAGAAATCAGGTTATTGAGAATACATTAATTAATGATTTTGCTAGTAGAGATAATGTATCCCTTAAATCTGTTTTACCTATATATCAGGCAGTATATGCTTATTATTCTTTACATCCTGATCAAGTAGTAGCTGATGATGTTAGTTTAGATCAAAATAGCAATGATTTTACTAGCTTAGCTTTTGGGCATATTAATGCTGATGATAAATTAACTATTAATAAGAGTAATAGATATACTTATACTCAAATAATAACTCAAGCATTTTCATCAAATAAGGAAATAACTATTGGTGAATCTGAGCCTATTAATGTTTCAGATTTAATAAAAACTTGCAAAGAATACAGTAAAGATAAGAATGTAGTAGTACTTAACAGAGATAGAGGTGATAGCAGTATCATCTTAGGTAAACATAATGATTTGGTAGCTGCTAATTTAATTAATAAACAAATTATATTCACTACCAATGAAAAAGCTATTATTAGTGTATTAAGGAGTATAGATCCGGAAATAGCTAAGAATTTATTTGGATCAATATTTACTGAAGAGAGTAATAAAGGTAAGTATGGTTTACAGAATTACTCATCATTCAAAGAGTTTTGGAGTGCATTCTTCCCTGAAGGTACTGATGTAACTAATGCAGATATTCAAGATAATAGAAGAGATTTTATTATACAGAATATGGATACTATTTTCGGTGCTTTAAGTGAATCTGATCAAATAGATACTAATAGTGTTAGTACACAATATTGGGATAAATTTTGTAGTAAAGTATTTGGCGATGATGTTTCCATTAAAAATATAGCTGAAGATATTGCTAATGGTAATTTTAGTAAATTTACACAGCACCCTGAGTTATTATCTTTATTTGCTAAGTGCAAATTTGTTCAATCCAAATTAAATAAAATAGATGAAAATCATCGCAATCAGATAAGAACTTATATTGCAGTAGAAACAAGAAAATCTAATGAATTAGCAATACTTGATAGTAGGATTAATCAATTAAAGACTAATGAGGATATTGTATCTAATACTGATATATCCAATTTAACTTCTTTAACAGTAGATAATAGTTATTTATCCAAGAATTGGAAAGATAGAAAACAGTTAATAAAAGCTGCTTTAATTGATCGGGGTATACCTGAAAAAGATATTAAAGATTATAAAAATATAGTATTTACTTATCTTGATGCTTTAATAGTTAGAGATAAATTACAATCTATTGCATTAGATAAAGATAGTCTTAAAGATATTAAAGATATCCAGCAATCTAATGCTGTTAAATCATATGAGTCTAGTGTAATTGATACTTGCAATCATATTAGATCTCATAATTATTTTAATAAATGGGGACTTATTAATACTAATACAGAGTTAGCTAAGTATAAAACTCATCATGATGCTTTAGATTATTTAAGACAATTATTTGAGGATAGGAAAAACAACTTTGATTACTATCTCTCTAAACTGAATGAAGCAAAGAGGGAAGCTGCTCAAAAAGAGTATGATGCTCTCACTGAAAAATTAATTAATTACATTAGAGCTAAATATTCTAATATTAATGAAGATCTTATTAGATTAATAAAGCACCCTGAAGAGTTTGATGAAAATACTATTCAGAATATTCTTGGTAAGGATGCAGAATATAAGGCAGCAGTAGTAGCTATATTTGATTCAATTAATAAATTTAATATAGAATTAGCTACTAATAATAAAGAAGCATGGAAATTCATTAATACTGAAAATATCAATGTACCTTCTTCTGTTGAACAGAAGAGTAGGGATGTTGATGCTGATATTGCATGGGATCAATCCAAACAAGGTGAAGATTCTATTAATGATAGTATTCATAATTTTAATGCAAGACAGTTAATGATTGACCATGACAGAATTAGTGGTGTATTCAAACATTGCAATTCTATTGATGATGTAATTGATGCTTTAGCAGCTACAAATACAGAATGGTCTGATGATTTTATTAATCTTATTAAGATGCTTGTTCCATATACTATGGATATGAGCAATATTGCATCTCTGCAATATATTAATTCAAGATATGGATCTACTGATATCTATGACAAGTTAACCCAAGAATACGAAGGTAATAAGTATGGTAATGCTATGATTAATTTAGCAGCTACCATAGCTATGGCTCATGCTATTTACAGTGGTGGTAAGCTTGAAGCTATGCAGAATAAAGATAAGTTAGATAGAATACCTAACTTATCTGCAAGTGCAAGAGCTGCATTATCTTCATTACAAGGTGCTAATAGAGACGATATTCTTGAGAAAGTAATAAAAGATCTCCAAAGAATCCTTCCTTTCAGAAAGAATAGTTATCAAGCTAAATTAGCTGAAGGTGCTGCTATAAGAGCCTTCCAAGCATTTGAAAAGGCTGGTTTAATCAAACAACAGTTTGTTAATTTAGCTACTGGTGAAGTTCATAGTTCTTCTACTGATATGTCTAATCAGGGTTGTATAACTATTGTTTCCAAGGGAGATAATGAGGAACTTTATCAAACCAATAAAGATTTAATAGCACGTATTGATAAATATAGTCAAAAGGATGATATTGATATTAATGAAAAACTCTTTGGTGTAAAAACTCCTAGTATGCTTGAGCCAGAAAATGAAAAGGCTCATGAGAAGACTATTAAGAAACTTGATACTGATGCTTATAAAGCATTTGCTAAGATAGCAAGAGCTGTATCAGATACTGGCTATCTTGATACAGATTCAGATAATTTAACAAAAGATTTTAATGAATTTATTGAAGAGAATAAAAATAATCCAGAATATGTTTATATTCTTAATGCTATTCTTAATGCCATTAGAAGTGGTGAATATGAAAATATTCAGGAAGTACTTAAAGCTCTTAAGGATGGTTCAGTAGATCTATCTAAAAGCAATATAAACTACTTTAAGCAAGATACCAGTTTTAAGTTTGATAAGAAGACATTCAATGATTATCTTAAGAATACTCCTGTAATTTTTGCTGGTAAAACTACTACTGAAAAAGCTAAAGTAGCTATTGTTAATATGGATTATGTAGATCCTATGGCAGCAGCTATTGAGGAAACTGGTGCAACCAGAAATACTCAAGGATTTGTATTACTTGATGGTGAACAGGTTTATAGTGATCCTAAAACAAGAACATTAGCTCCTATAGCTAATATTCAGGGTATAGCTACTCTTGATAGTACCCCTGTAGCATTCCAAGTAAGCAGTGGTTTAACATTATTACGTGATTTTATGCTGGCTTCTTCAAATCCTGAAGAAATGCTTGACAGGATTATGGATGATGATGTTAAGGGTATTCTTGATGAGTTAATCAACTGTAAACCAGGTGATAAATGGTATAACGTTAAGGTAGTTCTTGGATTAAAAGACATTGCTTTAACTGGTGAATATGCTAAAGCTATTTACAATGATAATAAGGGTATTCTTGAGAATGCTTTAATCCAGTTAAGATTTACTTTAGGAAGAAATATATTCCAAGGTACTAATCTTAAAGAGATTAAAGGATATAACAAGATCCATAATCTTTATGATTATTTAGTATCAGTAGATACCGGTAGAATTACTGATGGTGAACAAGATAAAGATATTCAATCTAGATTTAATGATCTTTATGAATTATATAACAATCAACCTGATGCTGATTTTACTTTTGAAGTAACCAGAAGAAATGATAATAAAAAAATTAAACTTACTGCATGGGATAAAGTTTATTTCTATCATAGAAATACGATTAATAATCGTATATACACATGTGGTTCAATAATTACTAACCGTGAACAGAAAGGTAATAGATGTATCTTCAAACCATTATTCAGGAATGATAATGGTGATCTTGTAATAGCATCTGAACTTTTTGGAGATTCATTTGCTGAAATGTTTGCAGATGAAACCAAGGTATATGGCTGGATGTCTATAATGGCAGCTAATCTTGGATTATCTCCTGATAAAGTTTATAGAATGAACTATTGGAGAAATGAAGATAAAGATGGTAATGATTACTCATTAGCTGGATCTTTAATAACATTATTTGAAGATTCTGAATTTGAAGAATTTATTCAACATGTTTCTGATTATTTTGATGGTAAAGAAGATACTTTAATACCTACTGATTCTGATGGAAAATTCGCATTAGATGAAACGTATTTCAAAAATAAATGTAAAGTAGCTACTATGGATGCTTCACAAGCAGGTTCTAATATTCCTACTAAGGGGTATGGAATTCTTGGTGGAGACTGGACTAGTAATTCTAATAGTATCCCTATTCTTCGTGAATTAGTAGCTGCATATAAAAGGAATCCTAAAATATTTAAGAAATATGCTCAAATTCTTAGAGCATATAGAGATCAGAATCTTGATCAATTAAAGCAAAATAATGTATCCCCTAATGCATACAATTCTACCAGAGTAACATTAGATAAAGCCCATATGACTGAGGTTAAAAAGATTATAAATGATCAAACTAATGGTACTTTTGATCATATTTATTTCAGAATGGTTCATGAAGGAGATGGTTTAACTTCAGGACCTGGTATAAGTAATGGTCTGTTTGATTATCTTACTGCATATGAGATGCTTGAGACTACTGATGCAGCTGATCCAAGATATAAGATTTTTAACATGACTGGTACGTTCATGTTTGATAACTTTGACCAATTAAGAAGTGATGTTAATCGCAGGCATGCACTGGGTAATCGTGATGCTAATCTGGATCTATATCTGTCATTAGGTGATAGAGGTACATATCTGTTCCATTATTATTTAAGAGCAGCTATGGAAAATCTTGTAAGAAGTGATAATCCTGATTCTGAAAAGAATTTTAATAGAATAGTAGCATTACTTTCTTTATTTGGTGAAAAGAAATCAGAAGTAGAAAAATTAAATAAATTAGATGCCGCAGATAGATTAGCAGAACTTATTTACTCACGTGATAACTCAAAGCATTTAATGACTCCATATAATTATGGTGCTGGCCTTAAAGCATTAAGTGGTAAAGTAGTAGAAGTAGCATTTGAATTACTTAATAAGGAAATAGCATCAGCTGATTTATCGACATATACTTTCAATACATTTGTTACTACTGGATTAGATTTATCAGAAAATAATACATTTGCATTTGAAATTGAGCCTTCTGGTGCACTTTATAATCCTGATCAGGTAATTAAAGTTGTAGCCAGAAGAGTTGGATCTCAGATTACTTATTCAGGTATGGATCCTCAAAATCATCCTATATCATCTGATAGGTTAGCAGACTTATGCCAAAAGGCATGGTCTATGAGAAAAGTAGCAACAGACTTCAGGCATAATCAGCAAGAAAATACTGGTATTTATGAATTTATCCGTGGTTCTGTTGGATCATCTATGGCTAAGATAGCAGATAGAGTAATGGGTAAATCCAGAGAAGATTCCAAATATATCGGTCAGACAGCAGGATTACTTTCTGCTATGGCTGAGAATATGATGGTTACTGCTATCTATGAAGTAGTTCGTGAAAAGAAAGGTTATGCAGAAGGTAATCTTGATATCCTTACTACTGAGGATTATGATGCAATAATCAGAAGAGTAGAAGATAAGCTTAATATGACCTTTGCTGATGGCAATGGATCATTCCAAGCTGGATCTATTAAGAGTGCTCTTCTGGTTAAGATGATACCTGCTATTCATTCAATTATTCAGGATATTAATGAATCCAGAAATACAACATATTATCCAATAGATACTACTAATCCTGAAAATGAAAAGACTAAAGGTCTTAGTTATAGCAGTCAGGGCAGTACAATAAAGTCTGGTTCATCTGCTGCACCTCCTATTCATAACCATACTCTTGATGCTCGTATAGCTAACTATACCCATATATATGCAAAGACTGCATTTATTGATGTATTTGATGCAATGATATTAGGTGCTGGTTCATTTGCTAATACTCTTGGTATTGCAAATACAGCTCATATGGAGGTTATGTTCTTACAGAATGCAAGATTAGAATTAGCTAAGAATTTAGATAATGCTATTCAAGCATATAATGCAGAGGTAATGTCTCCTTATGCTAAGGATAAAGATCAGCATTTTCAGGATTTACTCCAGCAGACTTTCACTGATTATGGTGTAAGCAACATGACTTCTATAGAAGATTTAGAAGCATTTAGGGATAAGTTAGCTGCTGATGGAATAGAGTATGATTTTAATCATATTCAAATTCTTACAGCAGTTAGAAAAGGCTATATTAAACATCTTAAATTTAATGGATATTTTGGTGCTGCTGAATCTACTATAGATCTTGCTGAAAATCCTAAATTAGTAGATAAGATGATCCAAGTATTATGTGCTAGAAACCATCTTAAATATGAAGTATCTGGCACTGGTACTGCTAACGATCCAGTACAAATAACTTATAGTTATGAACATGTAACAGGAGATGATACTGATACAGGTCTTAATTATGCTATTTTTAATCGCCTGAAGAATAAATATAGTCAGAATCCTTTAGCTAAAGAAATGATTAATGCTATAGCTACATCTCAGGATACTAAGAATGTTAAAGTTGAGCTTAAGACACCTCTAAAAGCTAATGGGTTATTTGATAGGAATACTTCTGTTGCTGAGTTATGGAATTACTTATCTAATTCTATTGGTCAGAATAAAAAAACTAATAAAAAATTATTAGACAGATATAAAAAATTATTTGATAAAGTTACTCAGGAAGTAAGAGAGCATGATGATGATTTCAGAGGTCCTTTATTTGATGCTTTAAGAGGTGCTATTAATGCACAAGAAAAAGCATATAACAAGTTAGACGATAAAACCAAGCAATCTGATGATATATCAGAGGCTATGAGAACAGAGTTATATAAGACTACTGCCCATGCATTTAATACATGGGATTCTGATATAAATAATAAAGATAATGAACATTTATGGAATGCTGTTTCTGGTTATTTACAGGAATCATTCAGTATCCATATGCTTGCTGGTTCAGATCTTTATAACTTAACCAGTGAAGTTTTCTTAGATCTGTATAATTCTGTCAATGGCAAGGTTAGTTCTATAACCAGAGCACATATTGTTAATGCAGTACTTCATAAGTTATCTGGAAAATCTGTTACTGATAACTTTAATGACATTAAATTAGGTTATATAAATGCTGCTATTACAGATTCTAAAGCATCTATTAATGAAGATGTTAATAAGTCTGCGATTGAAGCATTAGAAGACCTTAAGAATACTACTCAATCTGTTTATTTAATTAAATCAACTGATTTACCTTTCAGTTTCTTAAATATATTAAATAAATCAAGTAATGATGCTTATGGTTTAGCTAAAACTCCTACTGAGATTATTCATAAATATATTGATAAATATATTATTGATACTTATGGTAAAGCTCAAGGAGCTATTGTTATTGAGGGTCATAACACTACTGATTTCTTAATGTATCAGAGAGTAATGGCCTTAAAAGATACTGAACTTAAGGGTATTACAGATGTTATTTATATTCCTGAAACTCCTGTAGTTCATGGAGAGACTGGATCATTAAGAACTCTTGACACTCTTATTGCTGATAAACTTACTGTTTCTGACAGTAGATGCTCACTGCATGTTAATGTATTTGCACCTTTAGGTGATTCAGTAGATCAGAATCTTATTGATTCCATTGATTTCTGGGGTAAACCAGGTATTACCAATACATCCACTTATAATAGTGATACATTTGCTATACCTACTCAAGATGCAACAGGTCATATTCTTGATATAGCTTTTGCTGATAAATCTGATTCCAGACCTGCTGGTGCAGAATTAAAGAGATCTATATCCAGTAGAGATAAGATTGACCCTAGTAATATCTATAAGCTTAATCTTAATGAACAATATAATTTACTTGAAGAGGATGTAGAGAATGAAGACATTGATACATCTACACGTGTATTTGGTCTTACATACCGTACTGATGTTAATGCTATTCACTCCAGAGATTTAAGCAATAAATATGACACCATTCCTAACCACATGTGGTTACATGCAACTATTAATACCGATCTTAATATTGGTTTTACTCATAGTAATGCTGAATCTTTAATACAAAGAAGTAGGTTTACACCTGGTGATGGTATTGCTGATCATGATTCTAACCCTAAAGATTTTGGCAATCTTGGTGATCATAATGTTAATAGTGAAGTTACTATTATTCCTGTATTTATAGTTAATGGTAAAGCAGTACTTCCTGAGGGTGAATACTTTAATGCTCAATTAGTAAAAAGCCTTGGAGAAGATACTCTTAGTAGGGTATCTGAGTTATATAGCGAACAAGTACGTAATGATATTAAAGATGATCCTTTTGTAGCCATAAACTATACTAATAAAACATTAAATGGAATTCATAAGGGCAAAATATATTTCATGAATTTAAGTGCTCAAAACCTTACTTCCAGACAGGAAATCATGAAGTATATTCGCCGTAATGAGCACACTGGTAAATATGAATGGAAGTATAATCGATTACTTGAAGATTTTAGCTATGTAGATACTAATTCTTTACCTAATCCAGAAATGGTAGCTAAAGGTAAAGGATCAGTAGATATGAATGGTACTCCTATAGATTCTGCAGATGCTAATGGATTCTATAGATTTAATGTACTTAAGAAAGGGTTTAATATATTTGAGAGTTCTGGAAAGAATGCACAAGGTAATGCTCGTTTAAGTTATGCTCAGTATCTCATAGCTCATTTAACTGCTGATTTTGCTGGTACTGCTATAGATAGTACTAATCATATTAACCTTATGTCTAATTCTCTTGGTAATTTAATGAATACCAAGAACGATATGAGCATGGGAGATCATGATATCTTTAGATTAGTACAGCAATATACTGGCAGAGTAGATAAGAAAACTGCTGAGCGTTACAACACCAGACCTCTTAATACATCTGGTTTAGGTACTCAAACAGTCAGAAATGCAGTAGAAGAGGGTAGAAAGTTAGGAGGTAAGACTGCTTATACAAGAACCCAGAATTATTATAATAATAAAATAAGTAGGAGCAGATACTCTAATGAATCTAAATCTGGTATCCCTGTTCAACAAATAATGGACAATCTTGATATTTATCAAGCCAAGAATGGTAATCAGATGTTCCAGGAAGTTATGGAAGATATCCAATGGGATATTGATAATGGTCATGTAACTGAAGAAGAAATCTCTTATCTTAAAAATATAGCTAATTTATTAAGACAGACAAATATGCAGATGCATTTCATTAATATGAATAATATTAAGGCTGATGATGCATTATCTATTCTGGATTTTAATAATCCAGATAATATGGAAAGAGCTGCTGTTGTTACTGCTAATAGAGGTATTATGGCTAGAGCAGGAGTATGCAGATCTGAAATTATAATGCATGAAATCTCCCATAATTTATTTAAGTTAATGACTCCTCATCAGTTAGATGAAGCTACAAGATTATGGCATTTAGCAAGTAAAATAATTACTCCTGAAGATCTTGAAAAAGCTGGTGCTACTCATGATGAAGCTCAGCGTATTTATGATTATGTATTCAGTGATGTTAATGCAGATTCTGTTCAGGAATTCTTAGCTTATGCTTTAACTAATAGATTTATGATTAAAGCATTAAATAGTAAAAATAATAAAATTAATGCTGAGTTTAAGAAAGCTGTTGCAAACAGAACTACTGGATTCATTAATAAGGCTATTTATTTCTTTACCCATCATGCAGCTGATGAAAAGAATTTAGCAGTTAATAAAGTATTAGGATATTTTAAGAGTAGTATTGCTATTACTCAGGATATGCAAGAAGCCAGAAAGAATTTTATTAGAAATAATAGTGCTTCCAGGCTTAGAAATGAGTTTGCAGAAACTATTAATCCTGAGTTATCTAACTTAAAGACATCCTTATTATCCAAGGTAGATAAACAGCTTACTGCTATGCCTTCTTATGAAGATGTGCTTGATAAAGTATTCCATCTTATTAGTTCTAAAGAAGATGGTTTAGTACATGATCTTATTGAACAAGCCAAAGGAGTAACCAAGGATAATTTACAATATATTCTTTGTGGTTATAAATATAGAAATCAATTAGATTCTGCTAAGGGTGTAGCTATTGGATCTATAAATGACTCAGTTAATGAATTACTTAATAGCTATGGAATTACTGATACTAAGATAAGACAAGATCTTAGTACTGTTATTCTTAGATATGATTTAAGTGCATTGGCTCAGAGATATTCATCTGATGATATTGTTAAATTCCTTGATCCAAAGAATACTGATAGGAAGGTTGAATTAGCTAAGCTTAAAAATCAGATTAAGGATCCTTGGATGTTGGCAAGAGCTAATGATATGGTTGAATACCTTAAGACTGGATCTAATCCTGGTGGATTAAGATATGCTAATGCTTATCAGATAGCTGCTAAATTTGGTACAAGTACTCCTAATACTGAATTAGCTACTGGTGATGATTTAGTATCTGTTATTGATAATTATGTAACTCTTAAAGCTTTAGATGATTCTATTAATAATAATAAATCTTCTATTAAAGATCTTTATCAAAAAGTAGTTAAAGCTAAAACTAAAGAGGGTAATACTGGTGATGAGTTAATTAAGAAATTAGCTGGTTTAGAGTTAGCATTAAGAAGATCTGAATCCAGTAATGTATGGGATAGCCATGAAATGGCTATAAGAAATGTACCTAAGAGTCTGCTGTTCCCTAGCTCTGATTCTGATAAGAAGGTAAGATTAGTAGCTCTTGAAGATTTATCCAGATGGACTGCTATTGGATATAACAGAATTAAAGATATACCTGTAGAAAATATCAATGGTCATAAGATGGTTTGGATTAATGTAGCTCACCATAATTATGTACCTGATACTCCGGGTTTATTCTCTAAAGCAGCTAGAAATTTTGTTCATGGTAAGAATAACCAGCTTAATATCTATGGTGAAGACTTTATGTATGGGAGATTAAGTCCTGATGATCAGGCTGAAATGTTCCAGAAGGTTCTGAACCAGATAAATGCAGGTAATGGTACTGTTAAGATAGGCACTAATAAATATACTAATTATGTTCCTAGATTTGGAGCTAATGGTCAGATTATTGCTATTGATGTAGAGCTTAATGAACAAACCAAAGAAACTTATCTGAATAGTGGTAATTATTCTGATATTAATATGGCTATGGGTAATTATGCAGGTATGATTACTGAAAGAGCTAAATCAGATGAAATCAATAAAAATTGTGCAGAAGCACTTCTTAAATATTACAAGGAAAATAAGACTGGTAAAAAGTTTAAGTTTATTAAAGATGAATCTGATCCTATGTATAAATTCTTACCTGATACAATTAAGAATATGATACAGAATGATCCAGAATTAAAGAATAAGGGATTCCCTGTAGAAACTAAATATATTGATTATGTATTTGGTAAAGAAAGATTCTCATTTGCAAATTGGGCTGAAAAGAAAGCTATGCAATCAGCTAGTGAGAATTTCTTTATAGATACCCTTGGATTTATTCTTGGGCATAAATGGTCATTAACAATAGAAGATTTCCTGCAGAAATTAACACAATTCAATAAAAATATGATTGTAGTTAAGATGCTTAAACCTTCTTTAATTAATGTTTATTCTAATCTTTCTGTACTTCATTCATTAGGTGGTTTAACTGTAAAAGATGCAGTTCGTTATATGAATGATGGTAGAAAAGCAATAGAGGAATATAGATATTGGCTTAAACAACAACAGATTAATAATTATGACATTATGTCATTAGATAAGAAGGATCCTCAGTATCAGGCTAAGTTTAATAAACTTAATGCTTATAGGGAACAGATTGTAAGAACAATAGCTGCTAATCCTGCTATAGATCTGTTTAAGGCTGGTTTATATAATGCTACAGCTGCATTTACTACTGATTATCAGAAACCTTTATCAGTAAGAGTAGCTGAAAGTATTGGTATATCACCTATAACTTCTATAGTTAATGATCCAAGAGTTAAGAATATATTTTCAGTTAAAGGATCTAATCTTTATAACTTATCTATGGAAATTGCTACTTCCAATGATTTTGCAGCCAGATATGCTCTTTATAAGCATATGCAGGATCAAGCTCAGAAAGATGGCAAGGAATTAGACATGAATGAGTTTATAAAGAAAGCTGATGATTTATTCATTAATTACAATATTCCTGAACCTCAGCTTATAGATTATCTTGATAGAATGGGTATCTTCTGTTTCAGTAGATATTTCATTGGAATTCAAAAAACTATATGGAATGGCTTTAAGAATCATGCTTTATCAATGCTTGGTTCTTTAGGGTATGCAGGATTATTAGGTGCTGTTATTGGTGGTAAACTTCCTACTATATTTGATAGTATGATTAGTTCTGATGCTATTGCTAGAAGAATTAAATTACCAGGTGATGGTGCATTAGATAATCTTGATAATATCCCTACTATGAGTTTAGTAAATATGGGACTTAATTAAGAAAGGATACCCCTGTTCTTAATTGAACAGGGGTATTATTTAGAAAAGAAAGAAAATTACCCCAGTGAATTGAACCAAGATTCATACTTGGCTTTACGATTATTATAAGACAGTCTGTTAAACTCATCCCTAGTATAGAAATATAACCCTTGAATACTGGTATCATATTTCACAATAGGAGTCTTAGAATTACCAGTCCAGAAGTACTGGTCATCTATAGTTTTGGATTTGATTGCTGTCTTAATATCAGTCCAGTCTATAGAAGTATCCCATTGACTGTTAGTCTTAATATCCTCATCAGTCTCAGTAGACATCTTATTTGGATCTAAATCCCAAGTAAACTTTAATACACCTTCACTTGGTTTCTCTTTATTTTTAAGAAATACATAAGTAATAGTCTTGGTAGTATTGTTAATGCTTACTGCTCTAAGACCATTCATCCACATAGTAACAATATCATCAAGATAGTCCTTATGTAATGTAAAGTAACCTTTATTATCATTTACATAACCCTGAGTATTATCCTCAGTACTATCCTTGATTACATTGCCACATTCATCAGTTGTACTCATATAGGTGTATCCTTAACATTAATTATTTCCTGATTAGAAGAACCTCTCCACCAAAGATTAATATCCTTTAATTCTTTTATGAAAGGTCCATCTATTACAGTATCACATAACTTTACTGTTTCCAACTGAATTGGATTGAGATCTTTAAGCTTATATCCAGTCCATAACCAGATATCTTTAGTAGTATTAGATCTGATATTCTTAAGCAATTTATTAACTGCTTCTACATTCCTTGGATCCAGAGGTTCACCTCCAAGGATACTAAATCCTTTCCTGTTTACTCTGGTATCCTGTAAATCCCTGATAATATGATTCTCTTCTATATCAGTAAAAGGATATCCAGCATCATATGTCCATGTAGCTTTATTAAAACAATCAGGGCAATGAATAGAACATCCTGATACAAACAGAGTACATCTGATACCAGGACCGTTAATTACATCAAAAGGAATATACTTAAAATAATTCATACAGCCTCAATCATTTCATCAAGAGTTCTTACCCTGCCAATAGCTTTCCTCTTGATATCTTGGTTTCTATAATCCCTTAGCTGTTTAAGCCAGAATGTAATTTTATAATAATTAAGATATCCTGTTCTGAATACTTCTGTACCATCTTTTAACATCTTGGCTTTCTTTTCACATTGCCAGATAGTATTATCTAGATCTTCATCCTCGAATGCTTTATCAGGATTAAACATTATTCCTCCATGAATTGGTGAATCCTACGGGATTTGAACCCGTATTGTTGCCGTGAAAGGGCAATGTCCTAACCATTAGACTAAGGATTCTAAATGGTGAACCCTATGGGATTCGAACCCATGACCAATAGATTAAAAGTCTACTGCTCTACCAACTGAGCTAAGGATTCTAATTGGTGGCCCATCTTGGACTTGAACCAAGGACCCGACGATTATGAGTCGTTTGCTCTGACCTTCTGAGCTAATGGGCCATAAATGGTGCTGTCAGAAGGATTTGAACCTACAACCAACTGCTTACAAGGCAGCTGCTCTACCATTGAGCTATAACAGCATAAATAGGTTGGACATGAGAGGATTCGAACCCCCGGTGGATTTACGGATTTCCAATCCGTCTCAACACAACTGCATTTGCAGTTTGCCTTAAGCCACTCAGCCACATGTCCATAATGGCAGGAACTAAAGGATTCGAACCTCTACAAAATGATTTGGAATCATTTGTGCTAGCCATTACACCAAGTTCCCTAAAATGGCGGGACGAATGGGTATCGAACCCACGACCTCCTGCGTGACAAGCAGGCGTTCTAACCAGCTGAACTATCGCCCCATAATAAATAAATTGGCAGGAGCATCAGGATTCGAACCTGAAGATTATGGGATCAAAACCCACTGCCTTACCATTTGGCTATGCTCCTAAAATTGGTGCGAATGAAGAGAATCGAACTCTTACGGATTACTCCGGGAGATTTTAAGTCTCCTGTGTCTACCTATTCCACCACACTCGCAAAAAGGCATTCATAAGAATGCCCTGATACAACAACTAACTACTAACTAAGGAGATACAACTATGGTTACAAATTCATTATACACCACATTCTAATTCAGAGATAAAAATATTAATATCCCGAAGAGTACATTTAATGGAATTACAATTAATAACTCCAGTCTCTTTATCTATAAGCGTATTGATAAACTTATTATTAGTACAAAATGCATTAAATAAAATTGTATCTAACTTACTAGATTTGTAATCATTCCACATATGATGAGTATTAAGTTCTCTCTCTAAATACCATTTGGCTTTCTTCATATCCTGTAAGGTATTACCCTTATAAGGTGCTCTAAGAATATACTTAATGGCATTACCAAGACAGAAATCATAACACTCACATAACTGTATTGGTTCAAGATTAACAGTTACGGAAGCCTTAGCATAGTGCTCAGGATGATTTACTGGATCCATTCTTATCATTCTCCACAATAGTATGAATACCAATCCTGAGTACAAGATCCTTATTGTATTCACCCATTACTCTAAGCTGATGCTCAAGGATATTAAGAGGTACATTATCAATCTCTCCCTTATTCTCCTTTACAGCCTTAGCTAATTCATCAGCCAGTAAACTAATTCTTCCAGCTAAGTCCTTCTGTTCAGCTACAAGCATCTTAAAATTAGACATTCTTAAGCTTCTCCTCTAAATCATTAAGTACAATCATAGCCTGATCTAATATCTGTCTTACAGCATTAACTCCGTCCTTAACAGTAGCAAGTTCCTTGTATGAACCATTAAGCTGATTATTAACCTCATGGTTAGCCTTCTGTGCTTCAGGTCTATAAATAGCCTTCTCTTCCTTCATATCACCAAAAGGATGAAAACCCTTAAATTTACCCCTTTCAAAACCCCTATTAGGCTTATTAGGCTTATTCTTAAGCTCACTAGATGTTGTATATACTTTAACCTTTACATCATCATCAAGATCTTCTCCATCCATGAGAAGCTTAATAATCTTATCAATATCATCCATACTCATTTGGATTCTCCTTTAATTAATTCCCTAAGTTCGTTACACCTATTCACTTCTTGCTGGCATCTTCTGACAATAGCCAGAGATCGCTGAAGTCTTCCAAGTAATTCGTCTTGTCTATAACAAGTAAGTTCTGAGGTATCGTCCTCTTGTTTACTTGCTGGACACTTGTACACCCCACTAAGCTTAGACTTATTAAGCTTATTGAGAATATTAAGATAATAATCTTCCTGGCTTTTGGATATTTCTTCATAGTGAACTCTTGCTTTATTTGATTCAGTAAATGCTTTTTGATACTCATTAACATCATTATTAAGTTCTTTAATTCTGTTATGAGCATATAGTGAGTATTTTCCTAGAACCAAGAAACCAAGAATAATAATTAATATGGCTAATAACTTAAAATTTAAGTTCATCTGGATGCTCTTTATAATATCTTCTTTGATCTACAGTCATATTTTTCCACTTCATCCATTTAATTGGATCCTGTAAAGGATATGGAGGATTATTGAGTATCTCAAGATCTACTTCAGATAATTTTTTCTTTTTAGCCATATTTCACCCATATTAGAAACATATGAGTATTTTAATCACTATCTACTAAACCTTTCAATAGCAAATCTGCATACTGCTTGCAAATAGATCTAGCTTTACAGTACTTGCATCCAGTAGCTTTCTGAGGCTTCATCTTAATAAAGCCTTTACCCTTAGTCATTACATAATGATTAGCATCAGTCTGATTATCAAAGTTCTTAATAGCTTTACAACCAGTTTTACTGAAATATTGCCATACTGGGTCTGATAACTTCAATGATTTAGTACATTCTAAAGTTCCTCCATTCTTAATCTCATGAATTTTATTTTTAATGAAGTCTTCAGTATAATCCAACGAATAGAGATCATAGTCTTCATCAATGACAGGTGATTGAGGATAATCAGGATTGATTTTGGCATTCTTAGCTGTCCAATCATGCATAATATAGATTATCTTAATAGTATCACATGTTATTAAATCAGGATTAAGCCATTTATAAATACTGCCTTGTATCTTATAATCCTCTACCTTGGTTTTATGCATATAAGTAAAAACAGATGTATTCTTATAATCTATAACCTGACCATCCATGACCATATCAAACTGACCATTGACAGTCATATCATCTATCTTCTTATATGCTCTCTGTTCAAGCCAGATTTCAATCTGGTTAGGGTTTTCCTTATGTTTGTTTATAACTATACGTTCTTTTAATTCCTTTAATCCCAGAGCATTCAGAGCCTTATTCCTGAGATTGTCATTAGTCCATACATTCTCTAATGCTGAATGAATAGCTGTACCTCTTCTGGAAGCAAACATATTAAGTAAGCCTTTATCAGAGGTATCTAATTCATTTTCTATTTGGTTCTCCAGAACTATCTTATGACTATCATTGATAAGATTAGTAGCTGATATATGAGATAAGTCATTCTTACCTTCATATGCATCAGCTGCTAACCATACCTGTATTGGAAGTGGAAGCATACTTTCTCCTGATTTTTATATAGCTATTAACAGCACTTCTGAAATCCAAAAATAACTCAGATTTAGAAGTGCCTTCATAAGATATTAAATCTTTAATGCCAAGAACTTTACCATAGTACAAATGATCTTCCTTAGAGTATTCAATACTCCCTGTAAATCCTCTATAGTGAAGTTCTTTCATAGTTATACCTTACAGACCAAACGGATTATAATCAGTAGTAGTATCAGTCTCTTCCTCAGTAGAGCCAAGATCTTTCTCAACAGAATCATCATCACTTACAGTAGTCTCAGGTTCTTCTACCTTAACTGCAGGTACATCTACTGCATCCTGAGTAATAGCAATCTTAAATGTACCATCAATCTCAGTAGCAGATACATTGATATTCTTAAGAGAATCATCAGACTTAACAATATAATCCTTGATAGCCTTCTCTACATCCTCTGAATCCAGAGTTACAGTAATAACCTTATTAATCTTCATTCTTACAATCCCTCATTAATGCGGAGAAACACTGAATTTGTTCCTCACCTTTTAAGTTTAGCATAACCATAATTTCCCTGATTTCTTTTGCTGTCATATTAGGAACATCAAGGAAACCTCTTTCCCATTGGCTTACACGAGTAGCCAATGTACTCTTAGTCTTCCATTTATCACTATTAAGAGATATAGCGAAACCAGTTTGAGACTGGTTTCGCTTAGTTCTTAAATCATGAATAAACTGACCAAAATTCTTACCCACTGGTCTCTTGAGCATCTTTTATAATTTCCTGTGATTTATTAAAGAACTCTTTAATTTCCTTCAAAGTAGAAACATACTTGTCCATAACAGTCTGTTTATCAAAATCATATACAAATGATTTCTTATACTCAGACAGTATATACTGGACAATTTCATTAGGAATAGTAGGAGCTTTCTCAGGAACCAGAAGCTGATATTTATCATTACAGCCGATATCAACAGATAATCCAGATACTTCCTGTCCAAGAAGATTTACTCTGAATAAATAATTATATCTTGGGTCTGCTGCAGTAGCAGTATAAGCAATATCTTCTGTACTAACTCTGAATACTTCACCTGAATCAAATACTTTCTCAGGCATCATACCTTCAGCTTTAACCAGATTATAAAGTTCATTAAGAAACTTAGACTGCTTATCAAGTAGATCTATAGATCTATTAAGTATCTTATTACTATTATTAACTATATTTACTACTTTCTTAGCAGACTCATTCTTGGTTTCCAAAGCCTTAATCTTTCTCTTAAGCCTGTCTACCTCATCCTTAGAGTACATAGTCTTAATAGTAGCTTTAAGTACTTCTACTCTTGAACCAAGATTAGTCTTAAGAACATCTTTCTGTTTATAGATATTAAGATTAGCTTTAAGATCTTCAAGCCATGGAAGACTTACAATAAACTTACCTGACTCAGAGATACCAGCTTCATACATATCATATTCAACATCATTGATATTTACATAGCCATTCTCTTCATCAATCGTTATTTTTGGCATTAAGTATCTCCTTCCTTACTTTGACACCAGTATCAGCATCATTAGTAATACTATTCTCATCAGCCCATGTAGGATAGAAAATCTCCATATCTCCACCAAGCTCTACCTCTTTATTCTGGATCATGGGATCATCATTCCATTTCATTTCTGTAGTTAATACCTGGTTTAAGAATGCTATACAATCATAGTTATCTCTTACCATGTAATAACTGGCATCATGAATCTGAGCTACTGGAATAATGTCATACCTGTACTTGCTATTCCAAACCTTATCCATAGTAGCATTTACTGCTCTGCAATTAAGCAATCCAAATGACTGACCTAATGCATTACCAGCAGTTCTTGCTTCTGCAGCTGCTTCTTTAGGGGTATTCCTATTTCTCATAACACATGCATTAAGCAAAGGAGTTCTAACCTTTAATCCAAATGCACATGTAACATATCCTTTATTCTCAGCATCTTTCAAATGAGATTTAACCCAATTATCAGATACTTTATAAAGATCATGATATGCTTTCTCTATCTGTTTAGCTTTCTCTTCAGAGAAACCAAAGTGATCCATGAGAGTAAGATAAGTACCTTGATAAGTAAGAGCAAATGTAGCAGCTTTACTATTCTGTCTCAGATCTGGATGTACCTTCTTAATACTGTTAATGATTTTTACTTCATTCTCAGGATGCTCCTGTAATTGTTTGGTTATATCAGTCATCTGATCTTTGAAGTAATGATAACTTCTCAGACAATGGCCATCATAACCTTCTGTATATACCTTAACCTTATTTGGATCATTGGTAGTAATAGCAGATATTCTATCTTCCAGACTTCTGTAATCACAACCCATGAATACCCAACCTTTAGGTGCTCTGAATATAGACTTAATCAGATGAGCATAAGGTGAACCAGTACTAGGCAACTGCTGTAAGTTAATATCAGAACTGGATAGTCTTCCCGATACAGTACCACCTAAATGGAAGTTACCATACAGTCTTTTACCTCCAAGAGAATCAGGTGCTGACTCAAATGCAGGAATAAAAGCTGTAAGTATCTTCTGTGCTTTAGACCAGTTAACTATATTCTCAAGAAGCTTATCTGGATTCTTAATATTCATCTCCTCTATTACATCAGAAGATGTACTGGGAGATTTCTTCTTAGTCAGTTTAGTAACAGGTTTCTTCATTACTCCATATAACAGACAGGTAAGATGCTTATTAGAACCAGGATTAAATTTAATAGGATAATCTTTTTTAGTCTTATTAAGCTTATGACCTTCACTATTCCACTTATCTGCAAGAGACTGAGACAGTATATCTTCTACCTGCTTAACTCTTGGATCATTACTGATATCATCAAAACACTGACCAATCTTATCTTCCAACTCTCTCTTGGCTTTAACAAGACTAGGTTTATCAATAAATAATCCACCTAACTGAGTATAGGTAATAACCTTAAGACTAGGTAAAAAGATATTCTTATAAGTATCTACTTGCTTCTCTTCTATAAGCTTATTGGAATACTTCTCATAAAGATAATAAGTACTTAATACATCCTTAAGATTGTATTCAAGCAATACCTTATCATCTATATTTTCAGTATCATCTCCTACCTTAATACCATAATCACCTGAATACTCCATAGCCAGTTCCTTTAATCCAAGATGATTTCCAGCACAGGAGTTGGTGCAAAGATATGCCATAAGCATAGTATCATCAAAGCACCCAGTACGAAATAAATTAGAAAGACCTTCATATTGACCTTTCCTGTCTTCCAATCCATTCATATAAAGATTATAAATAAGATTGGTAGCATCAAAAGCCATGTTATGGAATACAAGCTTACCAGTATAGGTATCAAAGAAACTCTTAAGTAAACTCATAATAGGTTTCTTATTATCTATTCTGAAAGCTACACCATCATGTTTGGAATAGGCAAATGCAATAGAAATAAGACCAGCATTATAGAATTTAAGACCATTACACTCTATATCACAGGTAAGAGTTGGATATGATTTAAGTTTCTGTAATGCCAGATCTATAGATCTAATATCATCAGGATACTCAGCATTATTAATAATATAGTTACTCTGGTTCTCATAAGTACCATCTATAATCTGCTTAACTATGTTATCAGTTAACTCTCTCTTTTCCTTAAACATAGGATTATAGACTTCTGCCATAGGCTTAATACCATACAGAAATGTACCTTTGTTATTAATGATAGGTTCTGCATAAATAACTTTATGATGAGTTAATTCCTTCCATGCATCCTTATCATAAACAACATAAACATTATCAGAACTTAAAGTTTCGTAAACTTTCTTTCTCTCTTCCTTGGTTTTAGGAAGATCTTTCAAATTTATTCTTTCCATAATTCTCTCTCAATTATGTACAGTAAGTGAATCGTGTTACCCAATATTGAAGTATTTCCTCAATAGGCTGTTCTCCTCTTGCATCTATTTCCTCTCTTAGGAATCCATTAGGAGCATCTCCACATTTAACTATTGTGAATATCATATCAAGCTGTTCCTGTAGTCTCCCTATATTGATTTCATCAGGCTGATTATTAATCTGCTTCATAAGCCAGCTAAGACATTTATTCTTGTCATTTCTGGCTTCTTTTTTGGCTTCTGTAACATCCTGATTATTTTTAATAAGGCTGAGAATAGGATTTGTTACAATCCTATCCCAGCCATTAACAAACGTATCAATAAGCCTTGTCTTATCAATCTGTATCTGTTTAGATTTGGAAATCAATTCTAGTCCTCCAATATTCTATTTGATCTTTGATATCTATAATATTGGATTTACCAGATCTGACTATTTCAATATTTCTGAACAAATCTTTCCGTGCCTCCTGAAGCAGATTCTGATAAATCTGTCTTTGAGTATTCTCAGAACCACCATGCTCATTAAGCTTGTTCTTAATCAGATTAGTAACACCTGCAATCCATTCATGGATAAATGGGTAATCTGTTACAAGGTTTTCATTAGGATTACCACCAAGCATGTCTGTAACCCAAAACTCATTACAAACACTTTTGATATCTTTAAGAACATCCCAGCTTGTAACATCCTTATCCGTATCCATA